GAATGGACACTGGCGGGGAGTCCATTCCGCCGTTACCGCCCGCGAAATTGCCGATCCAGACCGGGCCACCGCCCGTACCGACGGACAGGGCCATGGTCGCGAGCTGCGGGAACGTGTCGATGGACGCGATCCAGCACGCCCGGCCGAGGCTGGTGGGGAGCATGCGGGAGTACATCTTGACGAGGTTCTCCCAGACGATTGTCTGGGTCGGCTGGCCGGTTTCGATGGGGACCTGGACGGCGACCGGGGAATTGATATATCCCAACGGTTCGCCGACGCCGGTTCCCGTCAAAAATGCGACATCTTCAAACCAGGAGATGGCCCGGGGGAAAGTGCTGCCGAAAAAGCCCGCAAAGGCCGGGGCGTCCTGCAGCAGCTCGTTCGGGACTTCCGCGTAGGCGGTCAATTTCCGGGCGTCCAGAACAACGCGGCCGAATGACGCCTGCGATTCGGTCAAACCCGCAGCTTCCTCGGTCCAATACCCGACGACGCCACCGAGGATGGAGCCCTGGTGGGAGGTGTCGTCGATCATCGGGATCGGCACACGCAGTGACGACATGGGGATGACGGTGGCGCGGGGGCGCACGATCGCGGTCTCCAGGGCGACCTGCAGGATCTCCGAGCGGAGGATCTCCGGGATGAGGAACCCGCCGTCGCCGGGGATCTCCGACCCGTAGGAGTTCATGACCTCGGTGAGCTTGGCGAGCTTCGGCGCGAGCGCACCGAAATCCTTGAGGCGGTCGGCCTTGTGCCAGGTCGCCCTGAAGAATTCGGTCGCGTCCTCGAAGATGCCGTCAGCGGCGGCGCCGGGGGCGTGCCGGTTGTACAGCGACCCGGACGGCAGCCCCTTGATCTCCGGGCGCTGGTTGTGCGCGGGCCCGTTGGACAGGTCCACCGGCGGCTTCGCATTGGACCCGTTGTCCCGCAGGTACTCCGCCAGGACGAGCTGCATCTGCTCGCGGGCCTGGGCGTTCATCTCGCCGCGGTCGGCCACCCTGAGCGCGTCGGCGTAGCCCTGGATGAAGTCGCCGAAGTTGGCCTTGTCGGCCCACAGCTCCTTGAGCTTGTCTCCGTCGTTCAGGACCTCGGCCAGTCCCGCCGGGGAGTCGGGGATGGTGATCGTCATGTCGCCTCCTTGGCGGTCACTGGAGCCACGCCGGGAACGGCGCGGGTTCGTCGTTGAGCCAGGCCGGGAACGGCGCGGCATGATCGTGGGCGCCGCCGTCGTGGCCGGCGTCATGCCCGCCGTCGTGGGCGCCGTCGTTCAGGTGGGCCTGCAGGTGGGAGCGGACCCCGGCGCGGTCGGCGTCGGGGATGTTCGCCCCGTCCAACCTGGCGAGACCGTTACGGCAGGCGTTCAGGTTCGCCGCGCCGCCCTCGGTGGCGTGGTGCGGGAACTTGTAGTCGCGCTTGAGGCCGTCGCCGTCCCCGTGCGGCGCCGCGGCCGAGTCGGCCGACTGCCACGCATGGCAGTACTTCAGCACCGCGGCGTCCTGCGGCATGGCGGCCACCGCCGCGGGCCCGTCCCACTTGGTGTGGACGACCGCGGTGTGATGCACCGGCAGCGCCTTGGCCTCCAACGGCATCGTCTCGACGCCGAGCACCGGCCCCCCTGTGTGGCCGGTCGGGTGGTCGTGGTCGTGGTCGGCATCGCCGTCGTGGGTGTGCTCGTGCTCGTGGGTGGCGTCGTCGCCCTGATCGTCGCCCGTGGCGTGCCGGTGGGTGTGGGTGCCCGTGAACGGGCCATGGCCCGCCGCTGGTGTCGCCGCAGCGGCCAGGCGGGGCGCGTGCTCGTACGCGGACAAGTCGAAGCGGGCCATCGCCGCCAGCGCATCGTCGGCCGGGCGCTCAGCGACACGGTCCACCAGCCCCGCGGCCAGAGCCTCGTCGGCGGTGTACCACGTTTCGGTCCGCATGGCGTCCCGCCACCCGTCGGCCTGCCCGCTGTGCCGTGCGTAGATGCTGGCCAGGTTGTCGGAGACCTTGTCGAGCAGGCCGGCGAGTTCACGCATGTCGTTGGCGTTGCCCATGCAGACGCCTGCCGCGTCGTGGATCATGAGCATCGCCCCGGGCGCCACGACCCGGGTCTTGCCGGCCTGGGCGATGAACGACGCGGCTGAGGCGGCGAGGCCGTCGATGACCGTGGTGACGTTCCCGGGGCGCTGCGCCAGCGAGTTGTAGATCGCCAACCCATCGAAGACGTCGCCGCCCGGCGAGTTGATGTGGACCTCGAGGTCACCGACGATGCCGGCGAGCTCGGCGACGAAGTCGACGGCGGAGACGCCGCCGAACAGCCAGCTGCCGCCGATCTCGTCGTAGATGTCGACACGGGTCGGGCCGCCGGCGTCGTTGCGGATCACCCGGTACCAGCTGCTCTTGGGCTGCTGTACCAGGTTGGTCAGGCGGCGCATCGACCTTTGCATCGCATCCATCACGCGCTCACCAGGTTCCAGGCGGCCAACCGCTGGGCCATCAACGCCTCCAGGGCTTCAGGGACGGGTGCCGGGGCCGGGCCTTCCTCGGGCGGGGGCGGTACCGGCACCCACCCGGGCGGCAGCGCGGGTTCCTGTGTCGCCTTCTCCGCCACGCCCATGTCGGGCAGGCCCACGGTCTCGAGCACGTCGGCCGGGTCGTATCCGGCGGCCACGAGCGCCGCCGCCGCCTCGCTCTTGTTCTTGAGCTCCAGGGCATCGGCCTCCCTGTTTCCGGTGACGGGGTCGTCGAAGTCGAGCTCGACGCCCTCGCCCGTTGACCCGAAGAGCGGCAGATAAGAGCAGGCGAGGGTGTCTTTCCACCGGTCCAGCCGGTCCATGATCAGGAACGATTCGAAGTGTTCCTGGGCGGTCTGGGCGTTGGCGCGGTTGACGTCCTCGACGCTGCCGAGGATCGCCTTGTGCATCGCGAACGCCTCACGGATCACGTCCCTGGACAGGCCACGCAGGTTCGCGAAGTCCATGTCGCGGACGGTGTGAGCGTTCGGCACCCAAGTCGCGCCCTGCTCCAGGACGGCGACGCGGTGCGCGGCGGCGACCCCCCGGTGTGTCTCCCGCCACCGGTTCGTGAGCTCGTTCCACTCGTCGTCCTGCAACCTTTTGTCGACCTGGATGACGCCGCCGGGGGTGGCGCTGTTGAGGAAGTAGTTCCTGTTCCAGGACGCGCTGTACTTGGCGGCGTCGATGTCGATCAGGACGCTCTGGATGGGGCCGAGCCCGTGGTAGGGGTCGAACGGGTTCGGGTACTTGATCATGATCACGTCGTTGGGCAGGAGCGGCACCAGCTCACCGTTGGGGCCCCTGTAGACGTAACCGGCCAGGTACTTCTCGCGGTCCGGGACCGGCTCCATCCGGTCCGGGCGGACCGGCCACAACCCGATCGGGAAGCTGGCGCGCGGGTCGCGCTGGATGACCAGGTAGGCCTCGCCGGTGAGGTCGAGGTAGGTCTGGGACAGCTCCCGCAGCGCGAACCCGGACATGAACGGGTTCGGCTTGTTCCACACGGCCAGCGCGAGGTGCTTGATGACCTCGGTGCGCTGGTCGGAGCCCTTGTCGCCGGTGGTGTAGCGGCGGCGCCCGTCCTGGGGTTGCTCCCGGTACATGCGCCATTGCTTCTTGGCGGTCTGGCGGGCGAGCATCGACACGATCGAGAAGACGGTGCCTGAGGCGCCGTAGGCGCGCATGTACCCTTCGGGGTCGCTGTTGCCGCCGCCGGACAGGCTGGTGAGGGAGTGGTTGCCGCCGCTGTAGGGGACGGGCGAGGCGGGGGCCTTGGCGAGGATCTTCCCGATCAAACTTGGCATCAGACGGCCCGCAGCACGGAGATGTCGGTACCGCCCTCGAATACCAGGATCTTCGTCGGCTCCGGTATCGCCGCGCGGATCCGGTTGCCGAGCTCCTCGAATTCCTCATCGTTCAAGCGGGTGGGCACTTTCACGATCAGCATGTCGCCGGGCCCGAGCGCCAGGCGCTCCACCTCGGTGACCGCGAGCAGCTCCGCGCCGGTCATTCGAGCTTCCAGTCCAGCAACAGCACCGTCAGGCCCGTGACGACCCACCCAGCGATGGTGTGCGCGTGGAACGCGCCGACATCCACGCAGCCCAAGCCCGCGATGGTCAGGGCGCTGCCGGACAGGCGGGCGGCGACGGCCTTGGCATGCTCGGCGGTCTGGCGTGCGGCCAGGGCGACGATGCCGGGGACGCGGAGGCGCCTGCCTGGGATCGCACCGGTACCGATGGCCGCCATGCCGCAAATCGTACGCCCTAAAAGGGCAGATTCAACAGATCTTCCCGTTTACACGTGGTGAAACAGGAGAATCTTCGGCCCCGGCCTTCCGCCGGTAGGATTCGATCACCGCCGACCACCACCCCGAAAGGGCCACCGCCGATCGCCGCCCCGACCCTGCTCGACCGGTTCGCGGGCCTGATCGACGAACCCGAGCCCGCCCGCACCCTGCGCGGCATGCTCCTCGTCATCGCCGAACACGTGGAACGGCACGGGCGGGACTGCCCGCAACGCACGGCGGCCGTGGACTTGCTCGCCGAAGCGGCCGACCTTGGGTGCGAGGCGGTTCAGCAACTCTCAACTCTGAGTTGATAGTTCGCCGACGGGACTCAACCGCTCAGTAGTCGTCGCGCTCCGACAGGTCCACCCCGGCGACCCAGGACCCCACCCGCAACCGCGCACCGTCCACCCTCGCCCGCCACCACCACCGGAACCGCAAGCGCCGCGACAAGGGCACGGGCGGGCGGGTGTCGGGAATCAGGCCCTCGTTCATGAGGATCTCTTCGCTGACCGGCATCACGTGGCCGAACTTGGTGACCGTCAGCGCGGGCATGTTCATGCCGGACAACGGGGGCGGGAGTACCGTCGCGCGCCCGACCACCGGCGCGGGCTCGCCGAGCTTGGCGGCGAGATCTTCGCTGATCTTGCGCCAGAACTCGTCCATCCGGTCAGCCTAGCCAGCGCATGCGCGGGGTGCGGCCCAGATCCTTGTGGGCCACCAGATACCGGCCACCATCACACCCGTGATCATCGACCTTCAGCGGCTCCTCCTTCAGATCACCGCCCGGCTTCACCGCCCAGACGTATCCCGGGATCTCCTCCGACGTGCACGCCGGCTTCTTGGCGTCCACGAGCGCCTGGTCCCGCTCGACCACCGAATCCCGCATGATCACCAGCCGGGGCCTGCCGTCACCGGCGACCTTCAGGCGGGCGTCGAACGCCTGGATGCCCTCCGTCACCGCCTTGTGCGCCGGCGTCGTCGACAGGCCCGTATGCCGCTCCAGAGTTGCGCGGCCTTCGGCGTCGTGGTCGCACACCACCGCGCGCGGCCGCGGCTCGGTCCACCGGCGGCGGCCGGCCTGGACCGCGAGAAGGATGTCCTTGCCTTCGACCTGGGCGACGCCCGGCGTGGGTTCGGTGACCAGCTGCAGGATCTGCGCGGCGTGGTCCTCCACCAGGCGCCGCGTCATGTAGATCTCGCGGTACATGATGAGCCGGCCATCAGGGTCTTCCGCCCAGAACTGGCAGACGAAGGGGTTGGTGTAGCCAAAGTCAATCGCCCAGAACCGCGGGTAATGGTCGGGGATCGGGTGCCGGTCGATCAGGTGTACGGCCGGGTCCCACTGCTCGTAGATGACGCCGTCGGCACTTGCCCACCGGCCGTCTCGGTATCGCATGCGGCGGATGCCGCTGAGCGCATCGAGCTTCGCCATGTAGTCGACACCGCGCGGCGTCAGCGTGCCGTCCGACCGCACGTAGGCGGGGTTGTCTTCATGGCGAGACAGCAGCCTGACCACACGGCCTGAGTTGGCTCGCTGATTAAGCCAATGTTGCGGGTGCGCCGGGTTGCAGGCTGCTATTTGCTGTTGCCAAGGCAGCTTTCCGTGGCGCAAGCGGGTTCCGAGAATCTCCCAGTCCGTCTCGGTGAGCTCAGTTGCTTCGTCGCAAAAAATGAGGTCCCACTCGGAGCTCAAAACTTTCTCGGGTTTGTCCATTCCTCCGACGACAATGCGGGACCCGTTGCTGTACCTATATCCCGGCGCTTCGCGGGGTGACCCACCGAACCAGCGCACGATCCTGCTGGCCAGGGAGGCGGCGATCACCTGCTGTTCGAACGTCACCAAGGTGGTTGATCCGAGGCTGACCGCGGTCTTCCGTACGATCAGGCAGCGGATGCCGGGGTGTTGCAGGGCGGCCAAGTGCAAACGGTACAAAGCGGCCAGGGATTTCCCCGTACCAGCTGGGCCATCGAGAAGAACCTCAGATGATCTTGTTTGAAATAGCTGCTGGGCCGCCCCTCTGGGTTCGTACCGTACGACCGTTTCGGTGGCGGTCATCGGCCGTGCGGGTCGTCGTAGATCTGCCCGTCGCGGCGCAGCCATTCCTGCGACTCGTGCCGCTCAACGTCGAACAGCGCGCTCTGTAGCCATTTGGCGAACAGGTCCTCGTCGCGCTGCTCGGCGATGTACGGCGGGACCGTGGTGTTGAACCGCAATCGGTCGGTGCGGGTGGGGTCGCGGCTGTCGGCCGCCGGGTAGACGACGGTGAGGTGGAAGAGATCGCCCACGAACGGGGCCGACGGCTGGATCGTCAACGACCAGCCGGGCCGGTAGGTGTAGCGGTCGAGCTGCTGGCGGAGCCACGGCAGGGATGTCCGGTCGATCACGGCGCCAGCTCCGTGACACTGACGGGCTCCATCAGCGGGTCGTCCCATGCGACCCGGTCGGCCTTCCATTGGGCGACGCAAGCGGCGGACATGGGGAGCACGTTCCCGTTCTGGAGTTCCACGAGGTGGGTTGCTTCCTCGTGCACGTCGGGGTTGTGCATCACGCAGCGGCGCTCCGTGGCCATGCGGGCGTTGACGTCGGCGACATTGCGGGCGTGAAGTGCTTCGATGCTCACGGCGCCGGCTCCCGCCAGAACGGGAACCGGCCCGCGATCCGCGTCTCTTTCCACAGGTACCCCCGGAACCATTCCGGGTCGTGGCGGATCGCGCGGTGCAGGAAGTCACGGAACGCCTGGGGGTGGCCGTCGAGGTAGGCGCGGATCTGCTCGTCGGCCGGGACCTGGGCGGCCTGCAGGTCGCTCATACGCACGAACCCAGGATCGTGTGCGGGATGGCCGATGCGCCGTAGCGGTGATACGTCCGGAACGCCTGGAAGCCGAGGTCGGGCGCCACGAAGCCGAACTGGGTCGGCAGCTCCCAGCCGGTGCGGACGGCCCCGTCCGGGCCGATGATCGCGGTCGGCTCGATGGTCTCGCTCATGGGGTCCATCATCCCCGCCCCTCGATGATCGCCACGATCTTCTCCGCCAGCCCATTGGGCTCCAGGTCCGACCGGTAGGCCAGGACCGCGATCGCGTCGAGCTTGCCGGCCAGCCGCTTGACCACCGCCCCGTCGCGCAGCTCCTTGATGTGCTGCTCGGCTTCCTTGAGCCGTTCGGCGTGCAGCTGCATGAGGCAGGCGTGCGCGGCATCGCCTTGCGCCTGGATGCGGGCGGCGACCTCAAGGCGCTTCTGCGCGGTCGCGGTGTTCCACCGGTAGATCCACTGCCCGGGTGTGCTGCACACGGTCCGCGGGTCGACGTCGTGGGGTTCCTCGCCCACGCGGAGCCGTTCGATCTCGGCGGCCTGTTCGGCGAGCTGCAAGCTCATGGATTCGTTCACAACCGGCCCTTCGCATGGCTGAAGTTCGTGCGGCATCCCCTCCGGTGACCCGGACCCGTCGGCGTACCGGTCGTGCGGGGCGAGCGAGCCGTCTGCCCGCTGTTCCACGAACCGCAGGCACTTGGGGTTGGGGCACTGCACCCCTGCCGGGGCCCAGTGCGGTGTCTCAGAGCTGGTCAACGGCTACTCCGATGATCTCGTAGGTCACGCCACCGGACACGCTGACCTTCTGCTCGGCGTCCAGGCCCAAGAGCTTTGCCCGCCGTTCGGCGATCTTCAGCAGGGTCCCGAGCGCCTTCAACCGGACCTCCGGCGCGGCAGGGACCTCCGCCTCCGTATCCGGGTCGGTGGTCGTGGCCTCCAGGATGCCGAGCGACACCTCCCACATCGAATCCAGCCGCTCGAGCTCCAGCGCCTTGACGTCCGGGCCGGCTTCGGCGCGGATGGCGTCCAGGGCGCGGTGTACGGCTTCGTAGGCGGTGGACACGCTGATGTCCAGGCGGGTGGCGATGGCCCGGTAGGACATGCCTCGGCTGCGCAGGCGTGCGGCTTCGGCGTCGCGCTGGGCGGTTTCGATGGTGGCGACGAATCCGCCGTCGGGGCCGCGGGTTCGCGTCGCTTGCCGTTCGGGTGGGTCGTCGGAACGTATGGCGGGTAGCTGGTCGCTCATCCCATCCACCTCAGGAGCAGCACGAACCCGGCGACGATGCCGATGACGGCGATGAACGCGGCGAGCTGTTCCCGGTCCTGCTGGCTCATCCGGTCCCACCTCGGGCGACCTTGGCGGCGAAGGCCATCGGCTCCCCTGTGATCCACAAGCACCCCTCGTCGTCGGGGTGGCTGCCGCGCTCGTGGACAGCCCATGTGCGGGCCGTCGCGGTGCCGAGCGCGCTGCGTTCGGCCTCGGTGGCCACGAGGTCGCCGCCGAAGATGTGGTGCTCGCGCAGGGCGTCGAGTGCGCCGTCCAGGGTGGCGCACACCGCGACCCGGGTGCGCCCGTCGACGGGGTTCTCCTCGAACCAGATCGCCTCGGCGACGTAGACCTCAGCCGTCACCTGCTCCCGCACCATGGCCTCATGGGTGGGCAGCACTGCGGCGAGGATCTGGCGGAAGGCGCCCTCGGGGTCATAGTCAGCGGCGATCTCCGCCGCACGCCGGAACGCGTCCACCAGCTCGCCGGGGACCTCGCTGGGCTTCATCGGCCTTCCTTCCGTGCTCGGTCGTGGATGTCCTGGCATTCCTTCGCGTACGCCTTGCGGTCGGCCCGCTTGTACTGCCGGTACCACCACCACTGGGCGATCGGCCACTCCCACCAGTCGAGGAGGCTGGCCAGCGTGCGGCGCATCATCCGAGCCGCCCAGCGATGACGCCGATGCCCCACACCAGCCAGGTGATGACGCCCATGCCGATCGCCCAGTAGACGGCCCGGGCGAGTGCCCTCCAGAGCGGGTCTGCTCCGCGCTGCCGTACGGGCCGGGGCTTGGGTGCTTCACGCGTGGTCATGTGCTGGTCGCCTCGCAGCGGTGGGATGTAGGGCACTTCGCGCCGGATCCGGCGCTCCTTGGGCTTGGGCTCGGGGTTCGAGCATGCGGTGAGGTCGCCGTCGCCGTGCTCCCAGGGGCGGCCCTTGAACAGCCAGATCTCGTGGTTGCAGTTCTTGCAGCATCCGCCCTTGAGGAATTCCGCCTTGATCATCAGGTGCTCCTTGGGTCGGGCTGTTCGAGGGTTGCGAGGGCTCGCGGGATGGCAGCGCGGACCCAGTCGGCCATTTCGAGGCGGCCGAGGCTGTAGAGGTATTCCGGGGCGTCCTTGTCGGCGGCCTTGAACGAGTCGCAGATCTCGGTGACCTCGCGGATGACCGCGTCGAGCTTCGCCTCGGCAGAGTCGGCGCGCTGCCGCTGGCGGGTGATGTGACGCTTGTACACGCCGATCATGGCCTTGGCTGCGTTGAGGCATGTGGTCGTGCGCCACGCCTGGTCGGTGAGCCGTGCGATCTCGGCGTCTCGTGCATCGAGCATGGGCTGTACGACGGTCATCACGGCGTCGGCGATGTCCGCGCCATAGCGCGCCGCGAGTCTCCGAGCAATCCCGTCGAGCTGTCCTCGGTCAGCGGCGGCGGCCACGCCCATGCCGGGCCAGTTGGCGAGGGGGTACATCAGCGCCCAGTCGGTGGCGCGCTCGGCGATCTGTTCGCGCAGGCTTTTCACCGCTCGCTCCTTGGGTCGGGCTGGTCGTATCCGTGCTGGCATGTGCAGCCCGGGCGGTTGCGGTCGCGGCAGACAGAGGGCTCGTGAATGGCGACGGTGCGGAGGTACTTGAGCTTGTCGGCGACGACCGCGCACGGCGGGCAGATCACCGTTCGCCCCCGAACATGATTCGGCTTGCCTCGTACGCGCCGCGCTCGGCGGTGAGGTCGATGAGCCGTGCGGCTTGTGCGATCTGGGCGGTGAGCGGGTCGTGGTCGGCCTGCCCGGTGTCGTCGGGCTCGCCCCACATGAGCCGTGCGGCTTCGGTCGCGTCACCGCACCATGCGGTGAGGTCGGCGAGCTGGCGGAGCAGGTCGTCCTCCTCGGTGCGCGCCCACTGGGCGGCGGCGGGTTCGTGGTTCGTCTTGAGAGGCCCGCGCGTCGGGGCGAATCGGGTGGTGTAGGTGCAGTCCAGGTGGCGGTCCGGGCAGGCGTTGAGGAAGAACTCGGTGCGGGGGACGAACGGGCTTGTTGGCGGGGTGCCAGTAGTGCCCGCTGGGGCCTGCGTGATCGTTGGTGCTGCCTCGGGTGTGGGGGGAGCGGTGCGCGGCCGTGTGAGGGCTGGTGCGGGCTGTGCGGGCGGGTACGGGTCGCGCCACCACCCCCACGCGCCGACGTAGTGGGCGACGCGGTCACGGAGGCTCATGAGGTCGCCTCGCGGTGGCAGTCGTGCTCACACGGGCCACCGACGCAGCTGCCGCACTTACCGTCACGGCAGTCGGGATCGATCAGCCCACCGTCGGCAGGGAGCGGATCGGCGGCCAGGGCCTTGGCTCCACGCTGCGTGAGCGGGATCATCCTGGCCAGCCGCTCGCACTTCTCTTCGGTGGTGTGCCCGTCCCACTGGGCGCGTGGGTGGTCCCAGGGGACGCGCGGGACATGCAGGAACAGGTCGTGGTCGGCGGGGCTGATGTGCCACGACAGCTGACCCATCGGGCTGCTGATGTAGACCACGAGCCAGTCGGGCTCGGCCGGGTCGCTGTAGGCCGCGACGGACGGGAACAGGGTGGCGAGGAACGCCACGAGGTGGGCGCGCTCGCGGTACAGGTCGATCTCGGTCATCAGTGGTATCTCCGTTCGAAGATCTCGGCATCGGACGCGGGCCGGTGGCGTGTCCCGCGAGCCTTGAGCGGGTCAGCGGACGCGGCCAGCAGGTCCCTCGGCTCGTCACCGTGGGCGAGCATCATGGCGACCGCGACGAGGGTCCGGGTCCATGTCCACCCGGCGGTGTGGCAGGCGATGATCGCGCCGTGGAGCTGGTCGCGGCGGATGTCGGGGCGGGTCTCGGCGGCGAGGTCCAGGAGCTGCTCGTGGGCCGGTCGGCATTCGGGCAGGGCGGTCACGGGCGTCCCTTCCCGATCAGCGTCCGGCATTCCCGCAGGAACTCCAGGCCGCCCACACCGATCGCGGAGGCCAGGACGGCGGCGATAAGCCAGTGGTGATGGGCGATCGCGGGGATGGCCATGCTCGTTGCGGCGATGATGCCGACTGCGTATAGGCCGATCAGGACCATCGTGGCGACGATGATCGGCATCTGTCGCCGGGGGGCGGTCATGGGGTGGCCTCGGCTTCCTCGCGGTGGCGGACGTAGACGATCGCGCCCTGGAAGCCGCCCCGGGTCTTCCCTGGGGTCGGCGTCCAGTGCCCGGTGTGGCCGCCGCCGTCCTCGCAGAAGTACGGAGTGCACGGGTTGACGCGGTACCAGCCGACGCGGATGTCGCCGGGGACGATCTCTTCGTCGGTGTCGAGTTCGCCTTGGGCGTCTTCGAGGATCTGGGTGGGGTCGGTGCCGGGGACGAACAGCGCCGGGCCGTCGTCGTAGGAGTCCAGGCGGGTGATCTTGGCGGTCATGCGGGGATGCCTCGCTTGGTCTGGATGTCCTCGACGGTGTCGGCAAGCTCCTCGACGTAGTGCTCTTCGAGGCCGCGCGGTTCGGCGGGGACGGTGCCGGTGATGATCTCCCAGGCGGCGAGCACGGCGTCTTCGAGGACCGTGACGCGGGCGAGGAGTTCGGGCTTGGTCACGGGGTGCCTTCCTGGTCGGCCAGGTACGGGAGGGCTTCCACGTACGGGGCGCGCAGCACGCCGACCTCAGCAACGGCGAGGATCAGCGCCGACGGGCAGCAGATGCCCTCACCATCGCCGGGCAGGTGGTCCGGGTCGAGCTCGACGGCGCCTTCGGGCTGGACCCGGTAGACGCTGCCGCCGCGCCGCTGGTCGCCGTCGGGATGCAGGCCGGCCCAGAGGCGGGCCGCATCGTAGTTCGTGGTGAGGTACACCCGGTCGCGGCGGTGCACCCGCTCGATCTGGGCTTGCATGTCGGCGGGTGTGCCGGCGAGGTCGGCGACGGTCAGGGCGCCGGTCTGGTCGGGCGGCAGGATGCGGCCACCGGGCTTGAGTCGCCGCGGGCCGCCGTGGAAGTAGATGCTCATGCCGGGATTCCTTTCCTGGCCAATGTCGCGGCGTGAATGACGAGCTGCTCCCGCTCGACGGTGCCGAGCTCGGCGGTGGCCTGTGCGACCGCTGCGTCCCGTACGGCGTCGCCAATGGTGAGCAGATATGCGCTGGCGCTTTGGTAGGTGAATTGGCCGATGCGCCGTTCGCCGCCGCCGCGCTGATGATCGTTTTGCCCGGGGTCGCCGGAGCTCGCGGGCGCACCTTCCACCTCAGCCACGTGATCAGCTCGACCCGATGGTTTGTTGGTAGGTGTTAGTTGGTTAGGTGCTTGGTTAGGTGGGCGGTCACCATGACCGGTGTTCCGGGAACTGGTGACCGGTGTTCCGGCGTCAGTGACCGGTGTTCCTGGGTTATCCACAGGGCCCGGGGGCTCCGGATCACCGGTACTGGTGACCGGTGATCCGGGGTTATCCACAGGGTTCGGAGCGGTATCACCGGTCAGGAGTACCGGCGATCCTGGCAGCTCATCCGGCGGCAGAAGCTCCGCCGAAACGGTCAGATCCAGCGGGTACGTGAGCCGGTATTCATCCGCCAGGCCACGACGGCCCATTTTCGACCCGGCGAATACGCGCTCTATCAAACCCATTTCCCGGAGCATTACCAGCGACCGGCGAACGGTCTTGTCGGACAGTTCCGACACGGCCGCCAGGCGGTCGTTGCCCGGCCGTACGCTCGTGCCGTCCGGGTTGGCGTAGTCGGCGAGCATGCACGCCACGAGCTTCGCTGACGGGCCGAGCCGTACCCGGCGGATGAGCCGCCGCCAGGTGTACGGGTCGGTCCCTTGCAGCTCCACGCGGCGTCTCCTGAGAGTGTTTCGGATCTTGTGCAGTACGGCCCTGAGGCGTGCGCAGAAGTCACCCATCGGGACCTCCGGGGACCGCGGCCGGCGCACCGCGTTTGCGGTTCCGGTAGTCCCTGCAGTGGGCGTTCCAGCACGTCTTGCAGATCTGCCGGACGGTGCCCGAGTTCACGGGGAACTCGGCTGTGCGGCCGGTCCACCCGCATTGCGCGCAGGTCCGCGGCGCGTCCGGCGCGATGCTTGGGTGGCGCTTGGGCCGGATCTTCATTCGCTGCCGCTCGTTGAGCCCTGCGCAGATGCCGCCGGGGTCGAGGGTGTCGGGCAGGCTCAGCACCCATGCCTTGCAGTCGTCCAGGACGGGGCAGTTGCGGCAGAGGGCGAGGGCTTCCCCGTTGGGGCGGTCGCGTTGCTTGCGGTCCATGATCTGGGCCTTGCCGAGGCATGCGGCGCGGGTTCGCCATGGTGCGCGGGGGTTGGCGACTTGGGCGGTGCGGTTGTGGTCGGTGAGGATCTCCCGCTTGGAGGTGGGCGGCGTCGCACCTCCCAGAACCCCGCCGCCCACCTCCCCTCGTGGCCCTGGTGTCGCGGGTGTCCACGCGTTGCCAGGGCCGGTGACCGGGCCCGCTCCCACCCCTGAGGCGGGCCCGGCGCTGGTTGCCCCCGAACCGGCGAGGCCTGCCGGTCCGGGGGCGCGCGTCTGCCGGGCGGGGGCCTGCCCTGGCATTCGCGGGTCTGTGGTGGTCATGACGCCTCGCCGAGGATGGCTTGGGCGACCGCCATGGGGCCTGTGCGGCGTGACGCTCGGCCCTCGGCGGCGACCGATTCCAGCCACGCGGCGAGGGGTTCGCGTGCGGCCAGGAGGTCGCGCAGTAGCAGCAGGGTCTCCTTGCTATCTGAGTCGACCTTGATCCCGTCGTAGCGGTGCGAGTCCCGCAGCTTGGCGGCCGCCCGCCGGAGAAGCTCACTCGACATCGGTCACCTCGCTCAGGATGACCTCGGCCAGGGTGACGGCCCGGTCCCATTCGATGCGGGGGATGCCCATGCCGTCGGCTAGGAAGTCCCCGTCGTCGGTCTCCAGGACGATCGGCGGCCCGAGCCACCCCATGACGTCGGCGGTGATCTCCAGCAGATCGGCCATGGCCAGGGCGACGTCGGGGTGCAGCTTGGCGATGTAGGCGATGTTCTGCCGGTGCCCGCGCCGGACCGGGGAGATCGCGACCTGCGTGGTCGCCCGCTTGAGGATCTTGCCCGACCGGCTGGAGACCCGTTCTGATGGGGCCGTGCTGATGACGGCGAGCGCGGACCCGCCGGGCGACTCGTGGACCTCCCAGGGGCTGGGTGGTACGTGGGTGGCGGCGTCGCGGAGTTCGGCCGCAGCGCGCCGGAGCTGGTCAGCCGACATCAGGCACCTCCCCGAGGATCACCCGGGCGAGGTCGGCGGTGATCCGTTGGAGAATCCCCCTGATCGGGTAGTGCTTGATCTCCGCGTCGATCCGCCAGTGTTCGGCGGCGAAGTCCAGCCACTCGGCGAGGGGTCCGGCCATCGCCGGGTCCATGAGGGCGATCCACTCGGCATCGCTCTCGCTGAGGTCCTGGGCGACGAACACCCTCTGGCTCGGGAAGGCGGCCACGTCGTAGCCCCGGTCACCGGGCAGGGGGATGACGGTCCAGGGCGCGGGGAGCGTCATGTCTACCGTGTCCCGGAGCTTGGCGGCTGCACGCCGGAGCAGGTCAGCGGACATCGCCCACCTCGCCCCGGCTGGCGCGGATGGTGGCCGCGTCGATCAGGTCCTGGTCCATGAGCCGCTGGTTCTCCCGCCACGCGTCGATCAGCGCCGCGATGGCTCCGACGATCGTGCTGCCGATGAGCCAGGACACGAAGCCGGTCACGACGACGATGGCCACGAGGTGGAGCAGGTCGCGCATCACGTCGGCTCCCCGTGCTTGGCGTCGGTGTCGCCTTCGCGCCACACCACGCGGAGCGGCGCGAAGTGGTCGGCGGCGTACGCCAGGGATTCCTTGCCGGGGCCGCCGACGAGTTCGATCCCGCCGTCACCATCGGGCACTGCGATCCACAGGTCGCCGTCCTTGTCCACCACGAGGTCACGGGCCCGGATGTCGGGTACGCCGTGTTCGATGGTGACGGCGGGGCTGTCCGTGGCCACGCTGGTCTCGAAGGTGCCGAGGTCGGTGGGGTACTCCACGGTCACGACACCGCCGAAGTTGCTGTCGACGTGTGTGACCTTGACGCCGGTGAAGGTGATGTCGACGGTGTCGCCGACCTTGATGTCGCTCACGTCGGCTGCCCTCCGTACGTGCTGTCGAACGGCTCCGGGGTGGTCTCCTCGCGGTGCACGAGGGTGAGCGGGCCGAAGATCTCCCAGGCGCGGGCGGGAGTCTCCTCGTCGAGAGTTCCGGCGGCTGGCGCCATGCTGACGTCGCCCTCGAACAGGTCCCGTGTGAACAGCAGGCATCCGGACGCGTCCCGCCACAGGTCTCCGGGCTGCGGCGGCCACTCAGCCGGGGCCACGCGGGTGATCGCGGCCTGGGGCGGCATGAGCCAGTGACCGCAGAGGCCGTTGGGGGCCTCTGCGACGATCGACACACAGCCGTTGGGGCCCTGCTCGTCGACGCGCACGCCCTTGATGACGACGTCAACGATCTCGCCGGGCTTGAAGTCGCTCATGCCGGGACTCCCGTCCGCTTGGGCTTGCGTGGGGCACGGCGCGGCAGGTGACGGCCCGTGTGCGGGGCGATCAGCGGCAGGTGGATGACAGTGGCCAGCCACGCGCACACCACGGTCAGCGCGGCCGTCAGGCCCGTGCGGTGATGGGCGACGTAGTGCAGCACCTCGGTCAGGGCGGCACCGGTCAGGGTGGCCAGAGCGATCAGCAGGGCGATCACGGTGCGGCCACCTCCTCGGGCACGTAGCTGCCGAGCAGGGGCAGCTTGCGGAGGTCGTCGGCGGAGATGTACCAGTGGCCGTCGATCAGGTAGGTGGTCGCCTTGGTGACCCTGGCCAGCGTCGCCTCGGCGAGGGCGAGGCGATCGGCCGCCTGGTCGATGACCTCCCGCAGCTGCCGGATCTCGGCCTCGGCTGCCGGTTTGGCCGTGAAGTCCGCACCGCCGTGATCGCGGAGCAGCTTCAGCGCGGAACGGCCGCCGTTGTGGCGGCGCACCTGCCGCTGGATCATCTCGCTCGCCACCAACTGCTCGACGACCGCCGGGCCACCGGCCATGACGTGCACCAGGCGGCTCACGTCGTGGGTGCCGGTGACGACCAGGACGACGACCGGGTCACCGTGCTCGTTGTCGTACGCGCGGGACTCATACATGAGCGGCCACCTCCGCGCCCTGCTCACCCTGCGCGGCGGGCACCTCGGACCACGGCTCAGCCCACGGGGACGCATCGGCATCCGGGCGGCACGCGTACTGCCCCGACTCCGAGTGCTTCCACTTCGTCGCCAAGTCCGGCCGGTGGATCGGAGACCCGCAGTGCGCGCACTGCACCGGGCCCGCCTGGGCGGGCGGCACGTGGACCGGCGGGCGGGTCAGCGTGTACCCGTACTTCCCGGCCAGGAACTCCGCAGCCTCCCGATGCTGCGCGGCACTGGTCGTCGCGTCCAGGTGCTGACCCTCCAGCTCGGCCAGGGCGATCCGGGCGGTCTCCCGCGCCGCCCGCGCGCGGAGCAGCTGCTCCTCCAGGCGGCGGATCGCCAGCTCGTGCTGATCGAAGTCGGCCCGCGCGGTCCGGAGCGGGTCACGCAGCTTCGCCGCGACCTCCGCGTACCGGCTCTCCAGTACGAGGTTCTCGGTGACCGGCGCCGAGGGCGCCTTGGGCGGGGCCTCGATAGTCTGGGTCATGTCCTTGTTCTCCTTCTCAGAACGGGGTCGTGGTCGTGTCGGCCGTCGCTGTCTCCGCAGCGGCGGCCTTCGTGTACGGGGAGACCGGCCAGTAGCCGGCCGCCGCGTCGATCTGGTCGGCGCGGGTCCACAGTTCGATCTGCTCGTCGGCGGTGCGGGCCTTGTTGCCGAGGCCGCGCAGGTAGATCGCGTAGTCCTGGTCCTGGTGCTTGGCGGCCCGCTTCTGCAGCTCGTGCAGCTCCGGCAGGCTCAATGCGGCCAGGCGCGGGTTGCGGGCGCCCATCTTCCAGGCGATCCGGGCGGACGCCAGCGCGTCGTATGTGGCGTCGTGGGCGCCGTCCAGCCGCACCCCGTACGTCTCGCACAGGGTCGTGAGCCGCCGCGCCCCGGTGCCCTTGCGGTACTTCACCAGGTGCTTGTCGAGCACGAGGGTGTCGATCACCGGGCTGGCCTCAGGCAGCGGTTCGATGCCGTGCCGTCGGCATTCCCGGTCCAGCAGGTTCAGGTCGTACGACCCGACGTTGTGACCGACGATCGGCACGGACGGCATCGCGGACCGCAGCTCCGCCACGATCTCCGGGAGAGCATCGAAGTGGGCGCGCCCGTGCTTCTGGGCGTGCTCGGTGGTGATCCCGTGGATCTTGGCGGCTTCCTCTGGGATCGGGATGCCCGGGTCGATGAGCCACTGCCGGATGACCGGCTCCTTCTTCCCGGACCCGTCGATCCACGCGACGCACGCGGTCACGATCCGGGCGGTCTCGACATCAACGCCGGTGCTCTCGAAGTCCAGGGCGCAGAGCATCCCCAGGTGCCAGGTCATCGGTCGGCCCCGTCCGGGATCGGCGCGACCTCAGGCCAGCCCCCGTCGTCGGGCTCAGGGGTCGGCTCGGACTGCGACGCGGGCCGGTGCGGAGCGGGAACGGCCCCGGTGATCTCCTCGACCGTGACGCGCTCCACCGGGAACTCGTCCTCGATCCGGACCTCACGCCGCTCGATCGACCGGAACACGATGCCGAGCTGCACGACGTCGTACTCATCCCACCGATCGGCCGGCTGCCCGAGCTTCTGCTCGATCTGCCCGAGCGTGACCCCCATCCCCTTGAAGCCCTGGACGGCGTCGGTGATGCGGTGCGCCAGCGGACGGCCGCCGCCGTTCTTGAGGGTCTCCCGGCAGATCTGCTTGGCCTCTTCAGTGAAGAACGGCGGCAGGATCGCGTAGATGGCCTCCCGGACGCGGCGGGCCCCGTTGTTGGCGTTGTTCTCGTAGATGTCGCGGACGTCGGTGAGCCGCTCGGGGCCGCCGTTCTCCTTCTTGCGGTCCCGCAGGTGGGGGACGATGAAGGTGTTGCTGTTGCGGGTGTTGGTCTGGACGTCCCACGCGAACGCGATCATCTCGGACTGCCCGTACTCGTCATCCCTGCGCAACTCCGCGATGCCGTACTGGACGTTGCCGAAGCAGCGGGCGAGCTCGCGGGCGAGGTGCACGGTGGGTCCGGTGACGGTCTGCCCGCCGCGCGGGAACCGGTAGAACGCGCGCTCGGCGAGGTACAGCTGCTTGCAGGAGTCCTGCATGGTGGCGCGGGCCAGCTGCAGGCTGCGCGGGCACTGCTGGGCGACCTGGACGGCGGCGAGGACTTCGGCCGCGGCGCGGGTCTGCTCCACGGCGGTGCCCTGCCCGACGCGGCCGGGGGCGGGCAGGTTCAGGGTGGTTGGCTCGGGGTTCACGCTGACTCCTTCATGCGCTCGTGCTGCTTCTCGGCCCAAGCGGGCAGCTGGATGAGTTCGATCTCGTCACTGAAGGCCGGCCAGCGCCCGGACCGCTTGCACTCGCGGTAGAGGGAGATCGCGTCGCGGTTCAGCTCCCGCCCGATCTCCATGGCGACCTGGTCGAGCTGGATGACGGTCACGATGTACGGCGGCGTTTTCTGCTGGAACACGAACACGAACGCCGGGTCTTCGGCGAGGCCCAAGGCCTTCACGCCGTCCAGGTACCAAGGGGCTTGCTGGTGGTACCCGTGCTGGTGAACGGCCTTCTGGATGCCCTCAGGGCTCACGTCGTGCGCGGTCTTGTAGTCCGGCACGATGAACCGACCGGGGCCCTGCGCGGGCAGCCAGTCGAGGCGGGCCCGCAGGTTGACGCCGGTCGCCTTGTCCTTCCAGAACAGGGACTGCTCCGGCCGGCCGCCGCGCTTGGGGTCGAACAGGGCGGACGCGACGGGGTGTCTGCGCAGTACGGCGGCCATGGCGAGCACCTGCTCGTACTCGGCGCGCTTGAGCGGCACCGCCCCGTCGTCGTAGGCGGCGGCCTTGAAGTCGCGGGCTTCCTTGGTCCGCCACTCCTCGACGTCGGCGACGCGTAGTTCCGGGCCGGTGCCGAGGACCATGTGGTGCGCGGCGTGCCCGTAGTCCCACACCTTTTTGTGCCCCTGCCCGTGGTCCTGCTCGTACCGGAACAGGGCGGGGCAGCTGGGCGGGAGCAGTCGGCGCGCCCCGGAGGACGACAGGGATCCGCCGGGGACGGGGTCGCGGTGGTAGCCGTCGGCGGGCATGTCGTAAATACCCGGCTTGTCGATGACGATCTGGTCCGTGGTGATGGTCATGCCGACCTCCCCGGGGAGTTCCAGCAAGCCCTGCACCGACGTCGGCCATCTCGGGTTCTGTACGTGTTGGCCTCGGTGAACTCATGGCCGCGCTTGCAGTGCGTACGGAGGCGATTTGCGTCGGCGATCGGATTTCTCAGCCGCCCACGGCTCACGCAGTCCTGCATGTTCTGCGCCTGGTCACCGATGTACAGGTGCTCAGGGTTGACGCAGCTGGGGTTGTCGCACTTGTGCAGGGCGTACTCGTTCCGCAGCAGGGGCGTCCCGCGCAGGTGTCCGAGAATCCAGCGGTGCGCGTAGGTGCGGGTGGCAGCGTTAACGACGAAGTGGCCGTAGCCGTGAGGGGTCTTGCTCGCAGTCCAGATATGGCATGCCCCCGGGCCGCCGGATGCATCGACTTTGGCGATGAAGCGTCGATAGGCGCCCGGTTCGGTGATGACGATCTGCTCGTCGAGGGTCACGGCGGTCATCGCCGACCCCCCACAGCGCCCGAGATGATCGCGGCGGCCTCGCGGACCGCTGCGGCGATCTCGGGATGCCCGAGTCCGCTGAGCACCGTGGCGAAGGTGGAAGCCAGCTCCGGCGCGATCTCGACGGTGTCCGCGTGACCGATGACCACCGACACGTTGGAAGCCTGGTCGTCGTACTGGTAGGCGTACACGACGATGCCGTCCACGTCGTGCACGATCTGCCCGTGGTTGCGGAACCGGTCGTGGTTGGTCCGGCACCACGGCGGGCAGGGCGTGGTCGCCATGCTCGCGGCGGCGATCACTTCGCACCGCCGGAGTCGATGCGGTCCAGGACGAGCTCGAGGTGCCGGGCGCGCTGCTGCCTCTGCAGGTCGGCGATCACGTCGTGCTCGGCGGCCACGTTCTTGGTGCGGTAGCGGAGGGCGTGGTCGACGGACGCCGAAAGCGCCTTCAGGACCTGGTCGTTGACTTCGGCCCAGCCGAGGAGGAAGTCGAGGGCGCTCCGGTAGTCGCCGCTGGTCAGGTAGGTGGGTGAGGTCTCGTCGCGGAGCGCGGTACGGATCTCTTCCAGGTCCGGCTTCGGGGCGTTCACCGTGCCTCCTCGGGGGTCTCGGCGCGGTGGTCGTCGGGCGTGTGGGTGAGGCACCCGCAGCGGGCGACGACCTTCGGCATCTCGCTGGGCGCAGGCCAGTTCCCCGGCCACCACAGCGGGTCGCCGAGGTTGTTGAGGTCGATCGGCTCGGGCTCCGGGAGCGACTGGTAGTCGGTGCGGATGACCGGCTGGACGCAGACGTGGCCTTCGTGCCGGTGACCGCACCCGCAGGTCTCGGTGTCGTCGAGGAGGTTCATCGGCCCGTCACCAGGTGCTCGAGCGCCTCGTCCAGGCAGGCGCGCATCTGCTCCGCGTACACGGTGCTGTCGCCGAGCTCGGCCTCGAGCGCCTGGACGTCGACCTCGCCGAGCTCCGCGCGCTGCCACGCCGTGTAGGCCTCCCGGGCGTCGGTGAACGCGTCCTCGAACTGCTGTCCGCGCAGGTCGGAGAGGCGCTCGAACAGGTAGGGCAGGCTCGTGCTGGGGATGCGCCCGTTGACGTACTTGTCGACGAGGTCCTCGACGCGGCCGAGGACGGCCTTGCGGGCGGTCTGCTCGATACCGTCCATTCGGTCTCTGAGGGCGATGGTCATGGTTGTCCTCCCGTAGGGTCGGGGGCGTGGGAGTCCTCCCACACCCGCCTCGGCCTGGTGACTCAGGCCGGGGCACTTGCATGTCAGGCGGCGGTACGTGCGGCCTCTGCGCGGTACTGGCGGATCCGTGCGGCGATCTCCTCGCGGGACAGCCCACCCGGCCGGTAAGCGGCCTCGGCCGCCTGCTCGGGGGTCTGGAGGGCGAGGGCCGCCCACGCGTCCGACGCGACCCGCGCGGCGGCGTCGAAGGCCTCCTCCTTGGTGCACAGCGGCGGGGCCATCACCGGGCCGCCGGCTCGGGCTCGGCGGGGACGATCTCCTGCCGCTTCAGGTACTCGGCGATCGCGGCGTCGGAGATCATCACGTTGCCGTTGCGTCCCGGCCCCTTGGTCGCCTTCAGCAGTCCGTCGCGGATGTAGCGGTCGACGGTGCGCTGCGACTTTCTGAGCTGCTCGGCGGTCTCGGCCTTCGTGTAGAGCACCAGCGCCCTCCGTTTCTTCGATCGTGTAGCGCGTTGATTCGTACGCTACATCTAATCGTCATCACGAGACAAGGCGCGACAGCAAGAGGAAAGAAATTACGGAGCGGGGGTCCCTACAGAAAGAGACAACATGCGACACTGCTGGACATGACCGAGCACGGCGAGGCCGCGAGCGCGCCCGCCCGGCCCCTCTACGACCGGGTCGAGCAGATCCGGCTCAAACGCGGCCTCAGCAAGATCGAGATCGCCGACCTGATCGGCGTCGCCCGCAGCACCATCGACAAGTGGCAGCGCAACCGCCGCCCGCCAGGCGCCCGCACCGTCAAGGACGTCGCCGAGCGCCTCGGCATCGACCACGACGAAGCCCTCCGGCTGGCCGGCATCACCTCGGCCGCGGGCGGCGGCTTGCAGACCGTGCCGGATCTCTCTGCCGAGGAGCAAGGCGTGTACCCCGATTTCGTCGGCGACGATCTCCTGTCGCGCCACATCTGGGATGGGCCCGGCACGGAGGTGGAGCGGCATGCGGCGATCAGCGGCCTGCAGCTGCACCGGGAGATGTACCCGGAGAATCCGGGGACCGCGGGCGAGCGGGCCGGACGTCGCCACGCCTGATCGCGAATGCAACGATCAGGTAACGGCATGTTGAAGACGTAAACGGCGGCGTTCACAGATGCGTCACTAGAAGTGCCAGGGATGGATCTCGCCCAACCACAGGTGGACGGGTTGCAGGATCCAGAGCAAGAGAATGATGTGCTGCGCGCTTTGCGGCGGCAGGCCGAGGCGCTCAGTGCGCAGATCGAAGATAGTCAGCGCCTTCTCCAGGCCACCCGCCAGCGGATCGTCATGGCCGAGGCCCACGAACGGCAGCGGCGCGCCCGCTACTACGACACCATCGCCGAGCACGGCAACCCGCCGCCCGACCTGACCGACGCGATCCGCACCCCCACCAGCTCCGGAGACGACTGGGCGATCTGGGTGCCCCTCGACAAAGGCCGCGGTGAGGTCCTGACGGTCATCGACGGCGGTGGCCGGCCAGATGACCCGTACGGGGAGGCCGAGGTGCACCGGCATCTACGCGAGGCCGCGAGCACGACCGCTGGCGTGGGTGAGGAGTTCCGGTTGCGGCTGGCGGACGCACCGCCCCCGCTGAAGGCCTACATGCTGGGGCCGGTGACTGATCCGCTGCTCGTGGTCAGCTCCGATATTCCGGTGGCCGAGCGCGGAGCGGCCGCGAGGTGGCTGATACGGATCGCGAAGGACAGGCAGGCGCGTATAGACATGATTGCCCGCCAGGGGTGACCATGGGCGGCATGGACTCCCACCTCCCGCTCGGCGTCGACATCTGCCACCCCAGTCCCGCCCGCACCTATGACTACCTGCTCGGCGGTAAGGATAACTATCCGGTAGACCGGGAGGCCGCCGAGGCGGTCATCGCGGTCTGGCCCGGCATGCGCGACATGGGCCGCGCCGCCCGCGCGTGGGCGATGCGCGTGGTCACCTACCTGGCAGAGCAGGGCGTCGATCAGTACCTGGACATCGGGTCCGGTCTCCCGACCGCCGAGAACGTTCACCAGGTCGCGCAGCGCATCAACCCGGCCGCGCGCGTCATGTACGCCGACAACGACCCCATCGTCTTGGCGCACGGCCGCGCCCTGCTGGCCGAGAACGACCGCACCGAGTACGTCGAGGCCGATGTGCGCGACCCGAAGGTGATCCTGGCCGGCGCGGCGAAACTGCTCGATTTCAGCCGGCCGGTCGCCCTGATCCTGTCGGTGGTCCTGCACTATGTGCCGGAGGATCCCGCCGAGCTGCTCGCCGCCTACGTCCAGGCGCTCGCTCCGGGCAGTTTCGTGGCGATCAGCCACAACACCACGCAGGGCATGGCGCCCGAACTACGCGAGTGGGTGGCGGGGGTTTTCCCGTCCGGCTGGTATCCGAGGACGCCCGACGACATTCTGCGGATCTTCCAGGGGCTCGAGCTGGTGGAGCCGGGCCTGGTCACCATTGAGCAGTGGCGTCCCACGGCGGAGCCTGTGCCGCTTCAGATGCCGCTGCTGGGCGGTATTGCCCGCGTCGGCTAGAGGTCGTGCTGACCTGCTTTGATCTGGGTTAGGAGGCCGCGCCAGGCCTGGGGTGTCAGGTGCAGGTGCGGGTCGCCGGGGCGTTTGGAGTCGCGCAGGCCTACAGCGCCGCGAAGGGCGCGCGCCTCCGCGCAGTTGCCCTGGTGTTCACTGCGGGTGCTCTTGCGCCATTGTGGCTGCATATGCTCTGTCTCTCGCGGAGCGGAGGTCCGCCATCACGGCGGATATCAGTCTGATCGTATCCAGGCCCTTCGCGCCTGCGACGACCAATGTCTCAAACGTGAACCGGAAACGGTTCAGCGCGGCGTCCTCTTCAACCCAGATGGGGCCGCCGGTCGTCTCCAGGTAGCCTGCCTGCGGGCCCAGGAACTCCGGAAACGTCATCAGCACGAACGGCCCCGTTCCGGGCAGGGCGCCTGCCGAGAACGGCACGATGATGAGTTTCACCCGGCCGAGGCGGGCCATTTTGTCGAGGTGCCCGAGCTGCTGAAGCATCACGTCGTACCCGCCGACGAGGTTGCGCAGTGCGGCCTCGCCGAGCACGACCCACAGGTCAACCGGGTCGGTGGTGTCGGTGATCAGCTGCGACTGCCGTTCCTGGCGGACCGCGGCGAGCAGCTCGATCTCCTCGTCCGGCACATCTGGGCGTCGGCCGCGCATGAGGGCGCGGGCGTAGGCGGGGGTCTGGAGCAGCCCGGGGACGACGCTGGGCTCATAGTTCTGGATCTTGGATGCGGCGGCTTCCAGGCCGATGTAGGTGGAGTACTGGTCGCTCACGCCCCGGTAGGCGAACCACCAGCCGCGTTGGCGTGCTTCGCGGGCGATGCCGAGCAGCTCTTCGCGGCGCGGGTCGGTGACGCCGTAGAGGTCTAGGAGTGTGGCGACGTCGCTGATCTCGGGTAGCCGCCATTCGTTGCGTTCGGCTCTCGTCAGTTTCGAGGGGTGCCAGTTGAGGCGTTTGGCGACCTGTGTGACGGTCTGGCCGCTGTCCTCGCGCAGGGTGCGGAGTTCGATGGAGAGCAGGCGGCGGCGCACGGTGGGGCTGCGTCTGTGCATCTGGGCCTCCGTGCGCAATTTCGTAACTCCGGGCTTGTGTAGGTATTGCAGATTCTGTAGGCAAGCGGCAGTCTGGTCAAGCGCCAAGCACGGGGTTGGTGCGCCGAGCCAACGGGGGGTCGGCTAGCAAGAGGAGGGGCGCGGCGGGTGGACTCTCGCGAGATCCATCCCTGGCCGGAAACCCGCCGCGCCCTCTCCAATCTAGCTGGCCACCTGATCGTGTTCCCGGGGAGGTAGGAAAGTACCGTCCCGCAAGCGGCTGCCCGGTATCGGCCGGGCATGCGACCCTGGACACCACCCCCTACCTCCCACGCTCCGCCAGGAGGCCGCCGTGCCCCCCCAGCTCACCGCCGACCCCATCCCCACCATCGGCTACATCCGCGTCTCGATGGCCCGCGAGGAGATGATCTCGCCCGCGATTCAGCGGTCCGCGATCGAGGAATGGGCGCGGCGGACCGGCCGGCAGATCGTCCTCTGGATCGAGGACCTCGACCTAAGCGGCCGCAATTTCCGCCGCAAGGTGATGGGGGGCATCGAGCGCCTGGAGGCGGGGGAGGCGCGTGAGATCGCCTGCTACCGGTACGACCGGTGGGGCCGAAACGCGTTCGAGAGCCTGGCCAACATCGCCCGGGTGGAGCAGGCCGGCGGACACGTCCAGTCCGCCACCGAGCCGATGGACGCCGAAACGGCCATCGGCAAGTACAACCGTTTGAACGCGTTGGGTTTGGCGGAAATGCAGTCCGACATCATCTCGGACAACTGGAAGGCAGCCCTCGCCAACCGGATCGGCCGCCAGATTCACCCGTCCGGCGCTGCGCAGTTCGGGTATCTACGACTCGGCAGGGTCCGCTCCGAGGACGATCCGACCCGGTTTCGCAGGGATCGCGACGACGCAGCGGGGGAGCGGTACGAAGCCGATTACGCCGGCGGGGCCGCCGATGTGCTGATCGGCATGTACGACCGGTACATCACCGAGCAGAAGGGGTTTAGGAAGATCGCGGTCTGGCTCAACGCCCGCGGTATCCTCAACACCCGCGGCGCCCCCTGGTCCGACGTCACCGTCCGGAACGTGCTCGACTCCGGGTTCGGGGCCGGGTATCTGCGGATCCACGACAAGGATTGCAAGTGCGGGAAGCCCTCGAGCTGCCGGAAGCGGGAGTACGTTCCCGGCGCGCACGAGCCGATCCTGGACGAGCCGACCTGGCAGGCCTACCTCGCGCTCCGGGCCCGCCGCCGGAACCTCCCGCCCCGCTCCCGTTACGCCGCCTACCCGCTTACCTCCCTGATCCTGTGCGGGCACTGCTGCTCCGGCATGTCCGCGCAGAACGCGTCGTACGTGCCCGGCCACACCTACCGGTGTACGAGATGGAAGCAGTACGGCGGCGACACCCCGGGCGGCTGCCGAGGGGTGTTCCCGCAGCGCCTCCGGGTTGAGGCCGCCGTGCGGGCCCGGCTGGCGGAGTGGGCCGATGAGATCGACGGGCGCACTGCCGTGCGGGAGGCGAAGGCCGCGGTGCGGGTCCCCGCCGCCATCGACCGGGACCGGATCGCCCGCGCCCTCGTGGCCACTGACGCGGCGCTGACCCGGCTGGCCGTCACCAACGCCGTCGACCCGATGCCGGAGGGCGTGTATAAGGCGGCCCGCGCCGAGCTGCTCGCCAAACGCACCCAGGCCGAGGCCGAGCTCGAGGCCGCGCCGGCCGAAGACGCCCCCGCCGTCGACTACCTGCCGATCGTCCGCAGCATCCTGGAAGGCTGGGATTTGTGGCCTGCAGGTCAGGTCCGGGACATGCTGGCGAAGGTGATCCGCCACGTGAAGGTGTCCCGCCAGCCGGGCGTGCCGACCAAGAGCCGTCACCCTCCGCTCGTGGATGTCACCCCGGTGTGGGAGCCGTGCGATTGCGTGGCCTGCGAGCGGGTGCGCTGATCCGGATCGTTCCGTATCGTTCCGTCTTGTTCAGTTCCGTTCACCTTTGGCGAAACCGCAGGTCACAGCGAGTGTCCTTTACAGAAGACGCGAGTCGGGAAGTTTCGTAAAACAAGTCTGCGCGAGTCCTACGCCAAGGGCGAGCTGGACGTGACGACCCTGGACGGCTAGGGCCCGATCCGCCCGGAAGATGTGAGATTCGCCGGGGATGCGTCCGGGAAGTAGGGCACCCTGCAATCGGGACTCTTTACGTCCCGGAGAGCCGGCGCACCGTGCTGATCGCACTGTACGAGCTCAACGCGTTCCAGGTGTCCGCGGTGGTGTGGATCAGCTGGAGCCTGGCCAGGGCGGCGTATGACGTCCTGGCCTTGGTGCGCGCCTGGTGTAGGTGGCGGCGTCGGCCGCGGGTGGTCCGGCGTGTCGGGTCGCCGCCGCCCGGCTGCTAGCCGGGCTGCTCGTCAGCGGCCATCGTCGCCCCCCAACCGCCGAGCCTGATCGTGCATGCGCCGGGCAACCGATGCCTCGGTCCGGTCGATGAGCCCGTGAAGTGCGAGCGTGTTCGACAGGTAGAGAACGGTGTCCTCTAGCTCCTTCACGCGCAGGCGCAGGGCTTCGTTCGGGTCGTCGGCTTCGTCAGCGGCCATCGTTGCTCATCGGTTCATCCCACGTCAGGTCCAGCCTGAGCGTCCGCTGCACCCGTTGGGCGTGTGGCGCGTGCGGGTCTGTGGGGTCGTAGACCAGCACGGGCGGGCTGCTGTTGATGTTCCACGAATAGCCGGTGGGGTCCTCGGCAACCAGATCGCTGCTGGTGCCGTCGACGAACTCGACGCTCACCTTGACGCGCTTCGCAGCCAGGCTGCGCTGCTCCTGCTCAGGCATCGTCGCCCTCCTTGGGACTTCCCGTCGCGCTCTCCAGCTCCGCAACGCGCGCGGCCAGCAGATCCCGTTCTGCCGTCATCTCACCGAGCTCCTTGCTCCAGCCTCGGAGCGTGGGGCGGATCTCCTCGTCCACAACCGCCGTCGCCACGCCGATCCACCTGGCCCGATCCTCGTCCGTGATTGCTGGCGGATAGGTGAGACCGGAGTCGAAGTCGCGCCTATCGCGGCCGGACCATTTCGACCACATCACCGCAGCCATGCCGTTACGCAGGCCGGTCAAGGGAAGTTCGACGCCGTCGCGGTCAGGCATCGTCGCTCTCCTTCTCGTCGCGGAGCTGCGCGACGTGTTCCCGGCTGTATGCCGAGCGTCTGCTGACCTCTGCGAGCACGCCGCGCTGCGGTGGCTGGCCGTGGGTCTCGGGGAACGCGTCGCGGATCGCGGCGTGCAGCTGGTCACGGATCTTGGCGGCCTGCTGGTTGACCTGGTCGAGCTCGTCGCGGAGTCGTTCGATCCGGATGTAGCGGGCTTCGTCCATGAGGCAAGCGTACACCGGGTTTACGGATTTACTTTGCCAACCTACTTGTCATTGCCAACCGGGTTGGCATATGCTCATGACATGAGCACGGCAGCCACCACCGAGGGAGCCACGATGAACGCCAGCACCGCAGCCGCCAAGGCCGGAGTCACCGTCGCGACGATCCGCCTCTGGTGCCGCGCCGGCGTCGTCTCCGCCCGCAAGACCACCGGGCAGTGGGTCATCGACAGCCGCTCCCTCGCCCACCGCATCGCCCTCGGCCGCAAGCCCGTCCCCGCCCCGCTGGTCACCACGGCCGCCGCCCCCGCGATCGCCGACATCGAGACGGCCGCCCGCGCCTACGACCAGGCCCGCCTCGACACCAACGCCGCCGCCCGGGTGAAGCGCAACGCCGAGAAGGTCCTCAAGCGCACCCCGGACGGGGTGTACGGCTCGGTGACGGTGGAGCGGTTCGAGAGCAGCCGCCAGGTCGCCGACCTGGACGCCATCCAGGCCCTGCTCGACTTGCACGGTCTCGGTGAGATGCCGATGAAGACCTGCGCCCCGTCGCTCACCCTCACCTTCGCCGCTGAGGCGACCGGTACCCCGGCCGCTCCCGCCATGGAACTCGCCCACGCCGCCTGACCGACCGACTACCGTTTCCCCCGCCCACTCCCGAAGGAGTCGCTGTGATCTTCCATGACCCCATCTACGAACACGCCCTGAAAGACCGCGACTGGGCCCCCGCCGGTGGCACGTCCATGAACCGGGCGCGCGACCTCAACGACGATCTGACCCGCCGGTTCACGGTCGCGCTCCGCGAGGCAGTCGACGCCGAGCCGGGCATGCACGGCAGCTGGGACGGCAGCCTCCCGTGGGTGTGGGTCGACGGCGACGAGCTCGGAGGCTGGTGGATCGGCCACGGGATATCCCACGAAATAGAGGCAGCCGAGGACGACCTGAAGACGTTCTTGTGGGCGGATTACGTCACCGACGCCGAGCCCCCCGTCGAACGGCCAAGGGCAATCAACGTGACCTTGGCTGGGCCTGGGGCGCGGGACGAGACCCGGCTGGCCCGGATGGTCGTGGAAGCGCTGCGCCCGTACGTACCGAAGTGACCGCCGCCTGACCCCTTCGCACAGCGAAGCGCCCCGTACCTCCCGAAGCGGAGATGCGGGGCGCTTCGCGTCAGCCGTCGGCGGGCGGCTGCCGTACGTACACGCCCATCCCGCGCACCGTCTCGACGAGGCCCTCTTCTTTGAGGATCTGCACGGCCTTGCGGAGCGTGTCCCTGGCCACCTCGAACTCCGCCTCCATTTGGACAATGGACGGGATTGCGCGGCCGGGCGGGATCTGCCCTGAGGTGATGCGCTGCCGGAGGATAGCCGCCACCTGCCGGTACGGCGGAACCGGCCCCTCCCTGTCGATCATGGCACAGACCCTAGGCGGGTATGGACGGGCAACCATAGCTAGCCCTGGGGGTAGTAGAGGGTGGACGGGGGTAGTACACCGGCCCTACGCTGCGGCCTGGGCGGGTGCGCTGCTGGCGACATCTGGCCGGGAAGCCCGGCGCACCCGCCGTGCGGCTACTCGGTCGGCGGCGACACGTACGTCCCGCGCTGGGGGACGGTGTACACCAGGCCCTGCTCGCGTAGGTGGCCGACGGCCCGCCGTACGGTCGTCCGCGCGACCCCCTCGAACTCCTCCATTAGCGTCTTCTCGCTCGGGATGGGCCGGTCCGGTTGGAGCTGGCCGGACGCGATGCGCGCGGCGACCCACGCGGCGATCTGCTGGTACACCGGGGTCGGCGACTCGTGGTCGATCTCAGCCATGATCCAAACGCTATCTGACCTGCTACGTTGCCCCTTATTTGGCTACGTGCCTATACGTGTCGCTACGTATCGGCGTACCGTACTGCTATGACTGCCCTCCGGACTGTGCGCAACGTCCCGGTACTCCCGGGCTTCATCACGAGCCTCGAAGACGGCATCCTCACCGCCGAACGCATCCACCCACTGACGCCCTACCAGCTCGCCTACGGGTGCAAGACCCGCGTCACCGCCCCGACCGCCGAAGAGCTGGACTGGCTGTGCGTCGCCGAGCGGGTGCACGCCGAGCTGGTCGCCAACGCCGAGCGGCAGGCCGCAACCCCGTGCCTGCCGCCCTACGACCAGGTCCCCGTCTCCAAGACCCTGCTCGGGCTGGACGAGCTCGGCACGCCCGACGGCGGCTGACCATGGTGGCGGCGGTGAACTGCGTCAGCCCTCACCTACTGTCCGCGCGCGATGACGCCGAGGAAATCGCCTGGTTCGCGGTGACCGTGGACAGCGCCCGCGTGATCGAGCATTCGTGCTCGTTCTGCCCCGGGCCGGGGTACGAGCTGTGCGTTCTGGGCGCCCGCTGGTTCATCCGCCGGACCAGCCGCAAAGGGACCCACGAGACGATGCGGTGGCGAGAGCGAACGACCAGGCGGTTGTGGGCCGAGCTGTTCGCCGGAGTAGCGCGGTAAGACCCCGAACAATCAGGCGGGCCCGGACGCGGTGATGAAAGCACCGGCCGGGCCCTTGATCAGGAAGAGACCCTGACCCATGCAGAACCCTAGACACACCACCCCCGCGCCGACAATGACCCGGCGGGTGCGGTCATGACCACCGCCGAACTCCTCATCCGGCTCCTACTCGCCGCATGCTGCTTCCTGGCCGGTACGGGACTGGTCCTGTCCGTGGTCGCCGAACGCCACGGGCCGGTCGCCGCCGCGCTGCTGCTGGTGGCCGGGACGACCGCGGTAGCGGTCTACGTCGCCTGGCCGCACCGGGGCGGTGGGGACCGTGGCTGACCCCATCCGCCCGCCGGCGTCCCGCTGGGCCGTCGTCCCCCTCGTGGTCGTCGTGATCGGCATCATCCTGGTCGCGTTCCGGGGGTCGTGGGGGGCGATGCGGGACGCCGCGCTCGCCTGCCATTTCGATCAGTCCAGCGCGACCCTCTACCCGTTCGCTGTGGACGGCCTCCTGGTCGTCGCGATCCTCGCCGCGGTGCTGCTGCGTCACGATGCCGGGGCGTCCCGGTACACGCTGGGGATCATCGCGGGGTACACCGGGGCGTCGTGGCTCGTGAACTTCCTGCACGGCCTTGGTTGGTTCAGTGCCGACCCGGTGACGCACCTGCGTCCCGTTCCGCCGTGGTACGTGGTGTGCGTGATCGCCTCACTGGTGATCGGCAGTATTTTCCTGGGGTCTCACCTGCTGGTTTACGTGTGGCGTCACCTGTTCCCCGACGCCGCCCCTGAGCAGGGGCCCGGCGATGTGTACCAAGGCGGTACGGACACCGACCGTGCCGTCCCGCCCGTTCCAGAGCCTCCCGCGAACAAGTACGAGGCGGCGAAGCGGGCCTACCGGCACAGCCTCACTCCCGGCATGGCGCGCCTGTCCCAGAAGGCGCTCACGGACCAGTTCGGGGTGTCCAAGCGCGAGGCCGGGACGGTGCAGTCCGAGGTGTCCCAGGAGATCGCCGACGAAGCCGCCGCGGCGGATGCTCCGGAGCCCGATGACGTACCGGCGCAGCACACCCCGAACGGGCATGTGACGGCATGACCGAAGAATTGGCGCGCCGCCCCCTGTTCGCCGTCCCCGACCCGGTCGAGGACGACAGTGAGGTGATCGTCGGGGAGATCGTCGGCCACCCTCCGCTCCCGGTGCGGAGGGTGGCCGTCCGCATGCCGTCGGCCCGGCCGGCCGGGCCCGTCCTGCGCGGGGTCGCCGTCCACGCCGGGTACGGGGTGGCGGGGCTGTGGCGGGCGGGCACCATGCTCTGGCGGTGGGTGGCGGCCGCCGAGCTGGCGCCGCAGCTCGCCGCGAAACCCGAGCTGGTCATCCGGGAGCGGGAACGGCGCCGGAAGATCGCAGCCTGGTCGGGTGGCGCATGCCTGGTCGCGGTGGTCTACAGCGCGACCATCTCGTGGGCGTGGCCGACCCTGACCCTGCTCGCACTCCTGGGCGCCGCGTCCGTAGCCGAGCGGCGCATCCGCCAGTCCGGCCAGCTCGACACCGGCCGGGCCAGCGCAGGCCGCCACCCCGGTACGAAGGTCGTACGGCAGGCGGTCGCCGCGGCGAAGCTCGGGAAGTTCGACGACATCCGTGTCGTGGGCCCGGTGACGCGGGACCAGGGCATTGCGTGGACTGCCGTTGTGGAGCTGCCGCCTGGCGGCACGTACACCGCGTCGGCCAAACGCCACGGCGAGCTGGCGGGCGCGCTCGGCGTGGGTGTGTCCCAGCTCGCCATCGATCCCGTGCGGGGCCACAACGGGCGGGTGACGCTGTGGTGCGCGGACTCCGACCCTCTCGGTGGGGCGTCGTTGCCGTCCTCGCTGGTCGGGCGCACCGACGCGTTCGACGTGTACGGGGAGAAAGTGCTGGTCGGGTACGACATCCGGGCCCGGCCCATCGGGTTCAGCCTGCTTGAGCGGTCCCTGCTGATCGGCGGCGAGCCGGGGGCGGGGAAGTCGGTCGGCTCGAACAACGTCCTGTGCTCCGTGGCCCTCGACCCCCGCATGCCCATGTGGTTGATCGACGGGAAGGGCGGCGCTGACCTGTCCGATTACGAGGACATCGCCGCCCGGTTCCTGGCCGAACCGGACCCGAAGGCGCTACTGGGCATCATCGGTGACGCCCAGGACGACATGTCGGACCGGTACCGGGCGCTGAAGGGGGCGGGGGAGAAGAAGCTGACCGGTGACCTCGCCGAGGAGCTCGGCTTCCACCAGGCGCTCTTTCACATCGATGAGCTCCAGTTCTTCGTGGCGTCGAGTCTCGGTGATGAGATCACGGACGGCCTGTGGGACCTGGCGTCGCGGGGCCGTGCGGCCGGCTGGTCGGTGTCGGCTGCGACGCAGCGCCCCGGTGGTGAGGTCGTGAAGACGAAGTTGCGCGACATCCTGTCGATTCGGTGGGCGTTGTCGTGTACGACCCCGCAGGCCAGTGACACGATCCTCGGCCAGGGGTACGCGTCGCAGGGCTTCAACGCGCAGAGCATCGACATCGAAACGCAGCGGGGCGGCGGCTATCTGAAGGTCGGTGCGACGCCGGTTCTGATGCGTACGGGGATGCTGACCGATAACCAGATCAAGGGGATCACCCGGCGGGCGTACAAGCTGCGGGAGCAGGCCGGGACGTTGCCGAAGTCCGACGGCCGGCCCGCTGTGCGTCTGCTCCGTGCGGTGCTGGCGGCGATGGGTGCACGGGACAAGGTCGCGACCGTCGAGATCCTCACCGCGCTGGCCGGGGTGGCGGAGTATGCGGAGTGGTCGGCGGAGCAGTTGGCGGACGCGTTGCGTCCGCTCGGGGTGCGGCCGGGCGATCAGTGGATCAGTGGATCGAACCTGCGCGGTTACCGCCGTGCGGACGTGGCCCGGGCCCTCGAACGGGCCTAGATCGGGTGCGCGGAGGGTCCTAGATCTAGGGTGTCAGCCCCTAGATTCTAGGACCCCGTGCGCGACTCCTAGGGGGCCACTGACCTGGGAACTAGGGTGTCTCGGACCCTCTCGGGTGGGCGGCAGGTCAACTCAGTTTCGTGCTCACCGAGGGCGCACAGAAGGAAGAGGTATCGGCGATGGGTTGGATCAGTAAGAGCCAGCAGGACCGCGACCACCGGGGTCTGCGGAACGTGTGCGGCGCGTGCGGCCACGAGGGGACCGGCCACGACCCGCTGTGCAAGACCGACACCGGGTCGCGTGTCCACACCAGCCATGTGGACGACCCCAAGTCCGGTCTGTTCGGCAAGCGCCAGAAGTAACCCCCCGCCCGGCGACAAGGAGACGAGCACGTGATCAACGCAAGACAGGCGGCCCGTACCGCTACCGGGATGGCCCTCCTCGGGCTGCTCCTCATGGGCGCCCAGAAGTGCGACACGACCACCAGCGGCGGAGGAGGTGGCGGCGGCGGCGCGGGCTCGCAGGGCGACTGCACGTTCCAGGAGGTGCGCCCGCCGTCCACGTTCCCGGCGCCGGACGGCAGCACGCTATGGATCACCTCGGCGGTGATCGTGGCATGCGACCCGCCGCCGACCTCGCACCGCCTGGTGATGCAGCTCCAGAAGTACTCGGGTGGCGCCTGGGTGACGATCTGGATTGAGCACCCGGACACGACCATCCCGGGTGCGGGCGGATACAGGTCCGTGATCGTCTACAACGCCTGCGACCCGGGGCGGTGGCGCCTGAAGGTGCGGATCACCGGCAGCACCAAAGCTGGCACCCCGTACCAGGTGGACCAAGTCACCACCACGTCACGGATTACGTGCTGAGATGGTGTCATGACAGAGCGAGATGAGCCGGGCCTGCTCACGGCGGGACTCCGGTACGGCGGCCCGTCGCGTCGCCGCTGGTGGCGCAGGCTACGCCGCCGCCCCCGTACGGAACCCCAGGCGTCCTGGATCCTCCAGTACTTCGACACCACGGGCTGGACGCTGAGGCTCCGCAGCTCAACACCGGGCGACCTTGAGTTGCCGCTGGCGTTCGCCAACCGGGACGTGCCCGCCAGCGACCGTGAGGCCGCTCACGAGTGGGCGTTGAGCGTGCTGCCGGCCGGTGTTGAGCACACGGTCAGCATGGTGTCCGAGCGCCAGAAGTAACCGGGGGATGATGAGCGCATGAGGAAGATCTACCGCTACGAACTGCCGGTGGACGGCAAGACCCACGCGCTCAAGATGCCCCTCTTCTACATGAAGCAGGGATTCCGTCGAGTCGAAGCAGTCCGTGACGACCTGATCGAATTCTGGATCCAAACAGATCATCTAGAGAACGTGACAGAGGGACCCTATGTGCACCTCTTCACGGCGCTCGGCACCGGCCATGACGTACCGGACGGTGCGTGGATACTCGGCACGACGGGGCGCACCCCGAGCGGTCTCGTCTGGCATCTCTGCGAGATCGACGCAATCGTGTGACCAACCGCGCGGGCCAACCATCAACTCAGGGTTGAGACTTCGCCAGGAATCGGCCCTCCCGGGGTAGATAGCTTGCGGGAATGTGCATTCCCGATGGGTATCCGGGGAGCCAGTGGTTCGGGAAGACCTTAAGGTTCCTCTTGCGGAGTGACCTTAAGGTCTGTAAGGTTTCACTCATGAGCCTACAGCGCATGCCGATCACCCCCGCCACGTTCCGGCGTCTCAAGGCGGCCTCCCTGCGTGGCGGCCTCGTACTCGACCTCCTCCCCGAGCAAGTCGAGCAGGCGCTCCGCTATCGACTGATCGAGCAGGACGGGAACGAACTCCGGATCACGCCCGCAGGACGCACGGCATGGGCAGAGCGCGAGGCGCTCGGCGAATACGACCTCGCCAGCATCATCTCTGCCGAGGACGCGTGATGGCCGAGCAGATCGGCATCGAGGACGCCCGAAAGAACCTCGGCCCGCTCGTCCACCGGGTTCAGCACGGTGGAGCTGAGATCATCCTGACCCGCAACGGCAAGCCCGCAGCCCGCATCGTCCCGATCCCCCAGGAGCCCGCCGTGACCGACACCTACACCGACGCGATCCGCGACGCCTACCTTGGCGCCCGTAAGCGGCAGTGGGCCACCATCCACGACCACGTCGCCGCCTACCTGACCGGAACACCCGCCGACCTGTTCGAGGTGCCGTGGTGGCGGGCGTGGTTCGGTAACACCCAGACCTCCCAGACGGCCCTGACCGTACGCCGGGACGAGTTCGCCGCCGCGCTCGGCGAGGTGGTCGACCTGGAGATGCTGCGGATCGCGGTCGCCACCGGCAGGCAGTACGACGAACCGGCGGTGCTGGCCGAGGTCGACATGGACGCCGCCTACCTGCGGGTAGCCGCATCCGTACTGCGCGCCATCGTCACCGAGGAACTGGACCTGGCGCGCAGGAGTGCCCTGTTCCAGGCCGAGGACGAAGACGGCGAGGTCAACGAGGAACTCGCACTGCGAGGTGTGGGAGAGCTCGAACAGCGCGTCCTGGCCATGCTGCCCCCGGAGTAATGACCCCGCACAACGAAACGCCCCGCCCTCCGAAGAGAGCGGGGCGTTCGTGCTGCCGCCCGTCCATGGCGCGGCAACTGCCCGATGGGTATCCGATGGGCCCGGTAGCCGCTCGAAGATCCGTTCGATTCGGGGCGTATCGTGGCACGTGATGAACGACCGCCCGAACCCTGACCCGCAGTACGGGCCCCGGATCTGCCCGTACGGGCACCCAATGCTGCCGGGCCGGAAACTGGTCGGCTGGTTGGCGTGTTTCTGTTTCTCCCCAGGACCGCAGCACGCTCGCGGGCACCGCACGTACCAGTGCCGGGCGTGCGAGGAGGCGGGGTGGACGACGGTGGCGTACTACCCGGCGCATCTCGGCGGCGGGCGGCCGGAGACGCGGTGGTGAACAACGAAACGCCCCGCTCCCATCGTTGAGTGGGGAGCGGGGCGTTCGGTGCTTCCGCCCGCTTACGTCCGCGCGAGGGAAGCAACCACGCGGTCAGCAGGATCGGGCGCCCAGACGACGCTATTTCCCTAATGACCTGTCCGGCGTCAACCACGGTACGTCGGCCCGTAGATACAGCGCTGGTCAGGAGGTTCGGTACGCCCCGGCAAAGCCTGGGAAGTTCCCCGGGGTGCGGCATGTCGCTTGTCGATCCGTTGCCGACGATAGCGGATCAGGCCGACAGACCGCAGCGAAACGCCCCGCACGTCAACGGGGAGAAGACATGCGGGGCGTTTCTGGAACTAGCCCGTTCCGGGATCAGACGGTACGCCCGCGATAGGCGGAGCGCCAGAGGTCAGCGGTCGAGCGCGGCCCGCACGAAGCAGTCCTTCGCCTCCAACAGCTTGCGAAGACCGGTCGTCAGCTCCGGCCCGTCCGGCAGCGCCGCGATCATCTCCGCCGCGAGGTCGTGGCACGGCTTGCTGATCGCCTGGAGGTGCTCGGGCAGGTGGGCATGAGCGAAGTGCTTGGCGATCCCGGCCGTACCGGGGTGTCGTCCTTCGAGGTCCATCGGTCCCCTCATCTGAGGTCGGATTTATGAAACCGGCGCGGGATCGCGCAGGTCAGAGAGGGTGTGAAACCGGCGGCGATATTATCGCCCCGATTCCCACACCCCCCGATCAGGTGACAGGTGCCGTCCAGCTGGCCGCCCAGGTGGCCTTGTCGACGTGGCCCGTGACCGGCAGGTGCTTCTCCGCCTGGAACGCATGGCACACCGCCTGCGACGCCGGGCCGTACTGCCCGTCCGCGACGATCCGCCACCCGCGCGCAGCCATCTGCCGCTGCCACACCAGCACGTCGGTGCCCTGCGTCGGGTCGACCAGCACCCGGCCCGGCCACGGCGGGGCAACGGGAGGCTTGCCCGGCGGGACGACCGGCGGCTTCACTGGCGGCTTGGTCGGAGGCTTCACCGGCGCCCCGCCCACCACCCACTGCCCGTAGTCCGCCTTGACGGCCCGGTCGAAGTCCAGGCCGACACCGCCGATCACGTGGTCGTTGCTGTACTGCTGCAGCTGCGCCTTCGGCTCCCACTTCCCCCCGGACCAGGCATATGTCTGCCAGCCCCAGGTGATCTTGCTCGCGCTGAACGCACGGGAGACCGCGTCGTACCCGCCGTACAGCCCGACCCTGCCGCGCCCGATGACGGACGCCGCACCGTCCAGGTAGGCGTTGATCGCGGCCTGCTGCCCGGGCGTGGCCGGGAAGTCCGCAGCGAAGTAGATCGGGCGCCCGGTAGGCATCCCGCACGCCTTACCCTGCGCGTCGGCGTCGCGAGCATCCTGGGCTCCGGCTGCGTGCCCGCCGAGCGCCCGGCTGGCGGTGGACTCCCAGACGACGACGATCGCGAGACCCGCGTCCGAGAGGGCCTTCGCCTCGGCCTTCGTGAGGTTCTTGCCGCTGCTGTCGTGGCTGAGGTACCGGCAGGCGAAGTGCTCGCCCGCGCGGGTCAGTGCGGTGACGCCCGGACGGCCCCACGCGTAGTCAACGCCCTGGATGGTGGTCATCTCAGGCACCCCCCGCCGCGGCGTGCTCCACGTCGGCCGCCACCTGGGCGACGACCGGCGCATCGTGGACGACGTCCGCCGCGACCTTCTCAACGGCCGGGGTGTCCTTCACCGCCACGTGCTCCACTGCCCGCAGCCGGTCCATCACCTCCGTCACGAGCCCCTGCAGGTGCTCGGGGATGTCGTGCACGGCGGCCTCGAGCCGCTGGACCAGCGACGGCTTAGCAGGGGTTGCGGGGGTTGGTGTGGTCATGATGTTCCCTTCTTGGCCTTGCCGGCCGGTACGAACTCAACAGCGGGCAGCGAGCCCCGCTTGCGGAACCGCAGCGCCTCCCACAGCGGCGCCGGGGTGACGTGGATGCCGTAGTGCGTGCGGTGGTGGTTGCTGCACAAAACCTCGAGGTTGCCGGGCGACTCCACCCAGGCCTGGAAGTCCTCGTCGGTGTCGAAGTGCAGCCCGAACGCTTCCTCGACGCGCTTGGGGTCGGTGGCGTTGATCTGGGAAAACTCGATATGGGAGTGGTGCAACTCGGGCTGCCCGCCGCACAGGTCGTCGTCGATGACGCACTTCCACAGCCCTTGCCGTTTGATCCGGGCCTTGGCCTGCTCGAACAGGTGATAGTGCGGATCGTCCTCGCGGGCCTCGTGCTCGGGGATGGAGGTGAGCAGGTGGATGGTCAGGGGCTGCTGGTGGGCGGGCGTCATCGGGTGCCTCCGATCTGGGCGATGTGGGCGACTTGGACGGTGCCGCAGGGCAGCACACCGACGGGCAGGCGGACGGTGACGACCTGCGCCACCGGGCACGCGGCCGAGGGCGGCGAAGGGGAAGGTCTCGGGCTCGGGCTGGGATGCGGCGACGGAGCGGGCTGCGGCCGGGTGACGCGGATGACCCGCTGGACCACCACCACATCCGGAGGGGCGCCCGGCCGGCTTGTCGGCGCAGGGCTTGCAGACGCCGGCGCGGCCGAAGGCGAGGCGCCCGGCTGGGCCGTACGACGAGACAGGGCGCCCACCTGGTGGCGGAGACTGTCACGCTCGTGGATCAGGCCGACAATCGAGGAGGTCGCCAGCAGGGCCCCGCCAGTCAGCGCGATCACGCCGCTGAACACGGCCGCGTTCCGGGCAACGTCACGCATCACTTCCCGCCTCTCGCGAGCAGGTACGCCCCCGCCGCGCCAGCCATGGCTGCGACGATGGCCCCGACCGCAGCCCAGAACGCCGTCCGGTTCCCGTGCCGTGTCGTTGTGAGCTCCTCCACGACACGGTCGATGCGGTCGTTCGTCGTCTGATCGACGCGTTCGATGCGATCGGTCATCGCCTGCTGGCTGATCGCGGCGGAGCGTTTGTCGGCCTCGTACACGGCCTGGAGGACGTACCTTTCGAGCCGTTCCACGATGGTTTGCAGGTCACGCGCGTTCTGGGCTTTCAGGTCGGCGTTCTGGGCTTTCAGGTCAGCGATGCGCCCGCTGGTCTCCTGGTGGTTGCGTTCCAGGGTCCGGCCGAGCTCCGCCATCGAAGGTGGCTGCTCCTCACCCATCACGTCACCCTCCCGGCGGCCGTCATGACAGGAACATGTAGAGGTAGGGGGACGCGCCCGCCGACGGGGTCGCCGCGGTGTGCGGGAAAGCGGGCGGTGCCGCCTGCGCGGTGTCGGACCCGCCGAACTGCGGGGGGAAACCGTTGACCGGTGAGGAGATCGCACCCCCCGCCGCGACCGGTGTCGGCATCGTCGTCGCCGAGATCATCAGCCCCGCGTAGTACAACCCCGAGTACGTCGCGGTGTACGACGTCGCCGCCCCGCTGGCGATCGTCGCGACACCCCAGTTGAAGGCGGAGTTGGCGGGGACCGCCGTGCTGGTCTTGTCTGCGGAGATCGCCACCTGGGCGTACGCGCTGTTGTACAGCGCGGCCCATTGGTGGGTGGGGGTGACGGCCGCGGTTCCGCCGTTCCCCCAGCTGAAAGTGCCGACGACCTGCCCGGCGACCAGGTAGACGGGCATCAGGTTGAGCTTTCCGCTCACGATCGACGCGGTGTTCTGACACGCCCACCTGGGGCACGTTTCGGCGATCCCGGGGCAGTTCAGTTCGTCCCGGTACTCGCCCATCAGGTCCAGGGTGAGCAGGCCCGCGGTCACCCGCTGCCCGGCAGTGAACACCTGCGGCTGTACAGCCATGGGTCACCTCCTCATATCGACACGTAGACGGGGCGGGCGAGACGGATGTCCTCGCCCGCGAGATGGGACTTGCTGATCCCGTTGGCGGACCGGGTGACGGTGAACGTCTGCGGTGAGGTGGTCCCGGCCACGGCGGTGACGGTGACCGTCTCGCCGCCGATGCGCACCACGAACGGCCAGTCGCCCGCGTTCGTGGTCCACAGCGGGTTGCCGAGCGCCGTCGCCACGGACCAGGACGTGGCCGTGGTGTTCACGCCGACGCCCAGACTGCTGCCGTCGGTGTCGAGCCGGTTGAAGGGCGGGGTGTCGAGGACCAGCACGTCGTACGGGGCGGCCGGGGAGCAGTTGAGCGAGATCGTGAACTCGAAGTTGCTCATCGTCTCGGTGACGCCCTGGGCCAGCAGGTTGACGTCGTCGGGTGGCAGCCATGACGGCATCCCGGTCAAGGTCAGGACGCTGCCGATGTCGAGGCGTTGCACGTTCTGTGCCAGCGTCGGGTTCGCGACCATCTCGTTCGACGCCATGGCCACCTGCACCACCGGGAACCGCGCGGCGTCCACCGTGCCGAGGTTCACTCTCCAGGCCGCTTCGTTGATCAGCAGTGTGTCGGACTGGAGATTCAGGGTCGGGGTGTCGGGGTATCTGCCGACGCCGTTCGGGGGGTCCAGCGTCGACAGGGTCCCCGAATCGAGGGTCGCCCGCGCCGACGCGCCGCCCAGCCGGGTGACCGTGACGTCGTTACGGATCAGCTGATCGTCATCGATGGGTTCCAGGGTGCCCGCGAGCTGCCCGCCATTGTGGCTCAGGACCGCCAGGGGGGTCTGTGCCATCAGCGACGACCGCATGCGCAGGCCCAAACCGAACACGTCCCTGGGCTCATACAAGACGCCCCCGTCGGCGTCCGCGCAGCTTTGCAGCAGGTTGATGATGGTGTCGGCGCCTTGCGGGCCCATCGGATTGGTCGTGAGCGGGTCTCCGACGGTGCGGGGGGTGATGCCCTCCTCCTGGCACAACCGCATGAACCTCGCCCCGGCCGCCTCGCCCGCGTTGCCGCTCAAGCTGGACTGCTGCGGCGGAAACCCCGCGCTGCTCACCGGGGCGGCGACACCCGGCGAGAACACCGCGAGATGCCCGAACGCGGTGTCGGTGATGTTCGCCGTTGTGTCGACCTGGATCTGGGTGACCTTGCCGAGGGTGCGCGTCCCCGACGTCCCCTGGGTGGTACTGAACCCGGTGGCCGGCGTCCCGACCCCAAAGCCGGTCTTGATGACAGCCCCGCTCTGCTGCAACGTCACCGACACGCAGCACACCTCGCCGTTGGTGACAGAGAGGGTGTTGAGCGTCGGATCCATGAGCTGCGTGCCGGTCTGTACGTCCCACGCGCCCAGCTCCAGCGCCGGCCCCGTGGTGTTCCAGATGACGTCCCACCGGGTGCCGCTCGACCCTGATGTGAAGAACCGCGCCACGACGGCGCCGTTCGGCATGCCACCAGGGCCGACGGCCATCACCCAGGCGACCGTCAGCGACGTCCCGGTGTAGGCGGGAAGCTGCGCGTACCAGCTGCTGCTATTGAGCTGCGGCAGCGGCGCCGACCCGCCCACCCGGGAATCGGACGAAAGTGACGGCGCCCCGGTGAACAGCATCGCCTGCCCGCCGGTCGCCGACACCAGCGACGTGGACCCGGCCACGTCCTCGCACGGCCAATACGCGACCGCGCCCGGCTTGAACCGTGACGTGGCCCGGTAGATCGGCGACGGCGCCAGTGCGGTGCCCTGCCCGAGTCGGCGCAGGATCCCCGCACCCTCGATCGGCGTCCACACATCGGTCCCGCTGACGTCCCATTTCGGGGGGAACGACGACACCTCGCCGTGCATCCGATACCGGCGGTCGGTGATCTCCGTGCTGCCGTTCAGTGTCCAGGTGTTCCCCGCCGCGTCCGCGAAACTGGTAGCGCCGAGCGTCTGGGCGGTGAAGTCCGGGTTCGCGACCGCCGCCCCGCCGATGCCGTTCAGCAGCTGGAACGCGTTGATACGCCCGGCCATGATCGACGCGCCGGGCACCCTGCCCTGCCCGGTCTCGCCGAGCACGATCGGGTTCGTCCCGGCGAAGACCGAGGTGGCCCCGGCGACGATCGGCGCCCCGAGCTGCGTCCACGCCCCGCTGATCGTCGGCGCCGTCCAGAACGTCAGGGTTCCGGTCGCGACTGCCAGGGTGACGCGCAAGGCGAGCCGGGTGCCCGGCTGCGCAGAGACCGGCACGGTGGCGGAGACGGCGGTTTCGGCGGACCCGTTCGCCGACCACACGAACCGGGGCACATTGGACCCGACCAGGTACAGGATCCAGGAGTTGGCGGTGCCGTTGAGGGTGTACCGCTGCGCCAACGTTTGGTATTGCGCCCAGTTGTCCAAGGTGACGTCGATCCTGACGTCCAAGTCGCCGACGATATGGAAACCGGCCACGTCCGGGGCGGACACGTTGTCGAGCCCGTACCGGCCGGGAACCCTGAGGGCCTTGGTGCCATCGCCGGGCACACTGACCCTCAGCGGGGTGTTGCGGCCGATCTGCCCGTAGTACGGCGAGTTGGGGTTGCGGGGGGAGTAGCGGCCGTCCCTGTTGTTGAGGGCCATGGTGGCGGTGCTCGCCTCGACGGACGACTGCTCGTCGGCGCGCCCCCGGTGAATGGCGATCTTGTCGTTGCCGCGCACACCGGTCGGCGAGGCCTGCACCTGCGTCCACGTCCCGCCGAGCTGCAGCTCGACGCGGGCGTCCAGGGGGGTCGCGGGGAAGACCATCAGTGCTTCCCGAGGACGGCCTGGACGTTCCCGCCGCGCACCCGGATGCCGTGGCGGAGCATCAGGATCAGCGCCTGTTCCAGGGGGGTGCCGCCGGACTTGAAGTCGAACTCCACGATGATCTTCGAGGTGCCGTAGTAGTGGCGACTGCGCCGGTGATGGTGCGTGGTGCGGTGATGCGTCGTGCGGTGGTGGGTGGTGCGGGCACCTGACGCGGTCGTGCTCAGCGCGGTACCGGCGGCCCCGGCCACCGACGACCCCAGCGCCGCGAGGGTCTCCGACACGTGCACCAGGCCGCCCCTGCCCTGGAACGCCCTGCCGATCGCGTTCTCGGGGTTGGCGTGCAGACGCACCGGGCCGGGCAAGCCCGCGTGGACCTCCTTCGCGACCTTCCCGATCGCGGCCCCGGCGATCCAGCTGCTGGCGGAGATGCCGTCGGCCAGCCGGGCCACGATCGTCTTCCCGGAAACCGCGGGGTCCCCGTCCCCCGACAGCGGCCCCTCCTTGGCCGGGGAATGCGGCAGGAAACCCATGATCTTCGACGCGATGCCGGACATGCTGTTGCCGACCGAGCCGATCATGCTGCCGATCCCGTCGATCAGCCCCTGGACGATCTTGGCCCCGGATTTGTAGAGCCACTGTCCGACGTCACCGAGCGCGTGCACGATCCTGCCCGACAGGCCCCGAAACCAGCCGACCGCGTCCGCGAGCTTCGATGAAATGGCCGAGACGCAGTCGCCCAGCCATTTGCGGAACATGCCCGACAAACCCTCGAACCAGTGCACTACGGCTTTCACCTTGTCGACCATCCAGTTGAACCAGTGGTGGATGCCCTTCATCATGTCCGGGATAATGGAATGGCCGACCAGTTCGTCGTACAACCATTTGAAGAAGTCGTAGACCTTTTTAACGAGCCACTCGATGCCTTGCGCGAGTTTCTTTATCACCCACGCCGTCAATTCGATGATCTTCGCCCAGGCCTCGACGTAAAAGGTGCCGAATTTCGCCACAACGGTCATGATCTTGGTGACCGCAGGCACCAAAGGAATGAACGCCTCCAGCAATTTCGCCAGCGACGGGATCAGCGGAATGAGCGCGACCGCCATATCCGCGAAAGCCTTCGCCAGCTTCGGCAGGTGCGGTGCCAGGTCGGCGAGAACTTTCCCGAGCTGCTTACCGAGCGCATTCGCGATCTTCACCGCCGCCTCACCGAGCGGCTTGAGCGCCGGGAGCAGGGTCTTCATCAGGTCGGAGCCGAGTTTGAAAATGATCGGCAGCAGCGGCGCCGCGGCGGTCAGCATCTGACCGAGGTATTTGCCGAGGTCGGAGATGCCCTTCTGGACCACGGGGTTCGCGAGCGCCTTGTTCAACGCGTCCGCGATCGGGGTGATGGCCGGGAGCAGCGCCGACCCGAACGTAATCGCCAGCGCCTGCACCGTCCCCTGCAGGCGCTTGAACGCCGCCTCACTGGTCGCCGACGCCGTGGCGCTGTCCTTCCCCAGGCTTTTAGCGCCAGCGGCCATGACCGGGTATTTGGAGTTCACCCTGTCGATCTGGCCGACCAGGACACCGATCCCCGCACCCGCCTTCTTCCCGAACAGTTCGGTGATGATCAGACCCTGCTCCTTGGCTGTGATTCCCACCTTCTTCATGTGGCCGACCAGGTCGTTCAACGCCAGCTTCACGCCACCTTTCTGCAGGTCCTTGTTCAGCTGGTCGGAGGACATCCCCAGCTTCGTCAAAGCGGGCCCGGCCGATGACGCCTGGTGGGCTAGCGACTGAACGGCCATCCGCATCTGGGTGCCCGCTACGGCGCCCCGGATGTTGTTGTCGCCGAACGTCGCCAACATCGCTGCGACGTCCTGGATAGACGCGCCGTACCCCTTCATGTTCGCGATGGACCCGCCCCCGAACGCCTTGTTCAGGTCCTTCATGTGCATGTCACCCGCACCGACCAGCGCCGACAGCGACCCCATCGCGGCTGACATGTTCTCGGTGCCGGGCAGGCCCGTCGCGATGGCTGCCGTCAGCGCGTTCGTGGTCTCCACCAGGTCCGCGCCGCCGATGCGGGCACCCTGCGCGGCGATCCGCACCATTTCGAGGGCTTTCGGCGCCTTGATGCCCAGCGAGGCGAACGACGACTCCACGTGGTACAGCGACTCGGCGAGGGACGTCGGTGACTGCCCGACCTGCCCGGCCAGTTGCAAAACGCCCGTGTTCAGGTCGGCGAACTGGCCTTTGGCGACATGCGCCTGTGTCAGCAGCTGCGTCATCTGCGCCTGGAACTTCATGGCCTTGTCGACCGAGTACGCGGCGGCGGCACCGAAGCCGAGCGTCCCCACCTTCATGAGCTCCATGGCCTTCGCCGCCATGCCGCCCGTCCGCGACAGCAGGGACGTCTCCTCGCTGGCCCTCTTCGTCTTCCCGGCGGCGACCATCTGCGAGTCCCCGGCTTTACGGGCCGCGTCGGCCTGGAGGATCTGCTGGCGCTCCAGCGCCCGCGACGCCCGCACCGACATGTCGGTGGCCTTCACCGCGTCCGCCTGCGCCTTCGCCTCGATCTTCGCGGCGTCGGCGGCGGAGATCTCACCGCGGGCGAGCTTGTCGGCCGCGTCCGCCGCGAGCTTGCTGGACGCCGCCGCCCGCTCGGACGCGGAAGCCGCCGCCGACAGCGCACGCTTCGCGCTGTCACCCGCCATTGCGGCTGCCAGGCCGGCGCGCCGCATCGCCAGGGCCATCTCGTCGGTTTTGGCCTTCAGCACGTCGGTGTCGGCGCGGGCGGACGCGAACGCCTGCTTGGCCAAGTTCCTGCCCATGACGACGATCTCGATCTCAGCCATACAGGTCCGCCTCCTCTCCGTACTCGTCCGGGCCGTTCTCGTCGGGCCGGGCCCGCTCGACCATTCGCACCATGCGGATCAGCTCCGCGTCCTCCTTGTAGAGCTCGCTCGGCAGGCACCTGAACCGGTCGCACAGGCCGATGATCAGCTGGGCGCGCGCTAGCTCAGCAGGGCAGGTGACAACACCTCCATCGGCATCGACGCCTCCAGGGTTGTCTCGCCAGAGGTCGATCCGTGCTCCAAAGGGGCCGCGATGCCCTCCACGGCGAGCATCCAGGCGCCGATGATCTCCATGACGAAATCGGCGTCCAGGTCGATCAGGGCGTCGGGGGTGATCGGGACGGGCCGGTCGGCGTCGTCTTCGAGGTTCCAGTCGGAGAGCATTCCGGCGAAGGCGACGAGCATGGTCCGCAGGTCGGCGAGGCTCTTGTTCTCCCGCGCGGCGATTTCGGTGATCTCGGCGTACTCGCCGACCGATGGCTTCCGGGCGTGGACGATCAGCCCTTCGAATTCGGGGTCGTCGAACACGAGCTTGTACGTCTGCTTCTTGCGCTTGTAGCCCATGCCGGTCAGCTCCAGAGGGGTACAACGCCGTTGGACAGCGACCCGGGAACGGCAAAGGTGAGGTCGCCTGAGGTGGCGCGGGTGAGGGTGTAGTCGGTGAGGATCACCGTCGGCGCGAGGGTCTTGCCGTTGGTGACGATGGTGACCAGCCGGGGCACCGACGTGGACGGGATGGTTTTGAACACGTCGTGTGCCATGTTCGCCGCCGGGTCGAATACGCCGTTCATGGTGACCGTGAGGTCGGCGAGGGTGAGAAGCCGCTCGAACGCACTCTTGTCGATGCCGGTGACGTCCTGGACGCCCCTGGGGGTCGCGAATGCAACGTTGGTGAAGTCGTTCTTGATGGCCTGCTGGGCGTTCGACGCGTCGTCCACTGAGAACGTCGTCCAGCCCAATCCGGTAACTTTGGAAATGGCTACTGCCCTCCTATACTCGTTGCGCTGACCTGCGCATTTGTTGGGTAGTCCACCCCAGCGTTATACTCTCGACCATGACAGTAAAGGGTGGACATCACACCGAAGAGACCAAGAAGCAGATCTCCGAGGCGAAGCGACACGAGAAGAATCGGCAGCCTCTCCAGCCGCTTCTGTGTGCGTGCGGATGCGGCGAATACGCGGCCGTCGACGAACGCCGCAACCGCGTCAGCAAGTACGTCTCCGGCCACAACGCGAAGGTCGCGCACCCCATGCAGGGCAAGAACCACACCGAAGAGACCAAGGCCCGGCTCGCCAGCTACACGGGCGAAGCGACGTCGGCCTACAAGCACGGCTGGTCCCGCACCTCGACCTACAAATCGTGGGCCTCGATGATCGGCCGGTGCCTGGATGTCGGTAACGCGTCGTACCCGAGTTACGGCGGCCGGGGCATTACGGTCTGCGAGCGGTGGCTGAAGTTCGAAGACTTCCTCGAAGACATGGGCGAGCGGCCGTCTCGTGACTATCAGATCGACCGCCGCGACCCGGACGGGAACTACGAAACCGCCAACTGCCGATGGATCACCAGAGCCGAGAACAACGCTCGGCGCAAGGATCCGGGCGGCTGGGCTGCGCGGCGCGCGAAGGAGGTCAATCAACGCTGATCAGCCCCTTTCGATCCGGTCGGTGAGGTTCTGCTGGTTTTCGGCGAATTCCTCGGTCCAGAACTCGGGCCTGGTGTGCTGGTACGGCTGCTGCCCGGAGGTCGGCCTCCACCGCCAATCACCCGGATGGGTCAGGAACAGCTCCGGCCGTTCGACCCGCACCCGGTGGGCGTCGGAGCCGAAGCACCGCTGCCCGGCCTCGAACGTGAACACCGTCAGGCCCGTCGCGTCACGGTCCTCGGTGAAGCGGCGGCCGGACTCCTTGCGGATGTAGTACGCCTGCGCCATCCCCCGCTCGGTGCGCTCGTCGACGCGGGTCCGGAACCCGTTCAGGTAGTGCGGGCAGTCCGCTTCCACGCAGGTCGCCTTGCGGAAGTGGGTTTTCAGCGGCGCGACGATCTGGAACGTCTTGTACGCCCCGGACGGCAACGCGGGCGGCAGCCGCTGACCCTGCGGGCTCGGCATGGTCACTAGAACGTCACCGCAGACGTATTGCGGACCAGCACCACGCTGAACGTCGCGGACGTGAACCCGCCCGTCGTGACCGTCGAGGCGCGCACATACCGGCGCACCGTCGCGGTGCCACCCACCGCGATCCGCTGAGCCTGCGCGGTCGCCGCGATCTGCGCGAATGCGCCGCCGGCCAGATCCGCGAACGTCACGTTGTCCGCGGAGTCCTGCAACTTCACGGTCACATCCGTGCCGACGAACCCTGTCACCTGCAGGTACGCCTGAAACCCGAACGCCGGCGCGTACTGCCACGACCAGGTGGGCGCGACGGTGTACGTCATGGAGATCGTCTGACCGGGCAGCACCGGGTACGTGCCGGCCCCGGCGCCCACGGTGGCGCCGTTGACGCTGACGTTCGTCATCGTCCCGCCGGTGATCACGACCTGCACCGGGTAGCCGCTGGTGTTGGTGACCGGCGTGCCCGAGGCCGGGACGGCCGGCGTGGTCAGGCCTGGCGCGCCGTCGAGAGAGGCACCGCTGGTCGCGACCGTGTCGGTCCGCAAACCGGCGGTGAGCTGCACGCCCCATTCCAGCCCGTATGCGTTGCTCTGCATGGCCACGGCGAAGGTGTAGTCACCGGCCGTTGACCTGGTCGGGTTGTAGTCGATCTGCTTCGCGACCATGCACGCCCCGGGGTTGCCGAGGGTGGTGCCGCGCGCATAGGTGCAGATCACATCGGCGGTGGGCAGCGATGACAGGATCGGGTGGGCGCCGGTGGGGTTGTAGTAGGTGACGAAGTCGATGCCGCCATTGCGGAGACCGCCCAGCCGCTCAAAGGCGGACTCGTTGATGCCGGTCACGTCGATCAGGGCCGGGCCGCCGCTGATCTTCCCGAGCGAATTGGTGTCGCCGGAAAGGTCGTTGCCGCCCACATAAAAATTGTCGCCCAACCCGGTTTGTTTGGCCATTACGCCACCTGGTTCCAGAGGTCATTGATAATCATAGGTAGAGTGATGTCCATAATGCGGAACATTTGCTTTTCGATCGTCACGTACCCGGCGACCGCCGCCAGGGGGGTACCGGCCTGCCCGAGCAGGTCGATCTCACGGACCTGCCCCTCCAAGGTGAAAGCGCCGCTGTAGGCCGCCATCAGGGCATCGACGGCGCCCAGGAGGTCGGTGTCGATCTGCCCGTACGGCAACGCCAGCATCGGCTTGAGGACCCGCACCTTCAGCACGAGCCGCACCGAGGTGACCGACAGCCCCGAGGACGCCGCGACTGCCCCCATCTGGTCGGCCCAGATCGCAACCGACAGGCCCTTGCCGGGCGCGTTCTTCGGCTCGTTGGTGTTGACCCGCTCGAACAGGCCCAGCTGCTCGGCGTGCGATTCGACCGACGCGATGATCCCTGCGACGCTGAGGCTCACCGGTTCACCGCCTCGATGTAGCGGACCAGCGCGGGCTCCACCAGGGCCGCCGTTTTCGCTTCGACTTCCTGCCGGGCCCGCCTGAACGAGAAGTACCCCTTGAAGCGGGTGGTCGCGTTCCTGCTGCCGACGCCCTCCAGCCATGGCCCGTACACGACCATGGCGTCATTGACCACCCGGTCCAGGCCGCGGTGGGCGATGTTGATCTGCGCCTGGTAGTACGGCGGCTGAGACGGGTTCTGGATGGATCCGGCCAGGTTCCGGTCGACGGCTTCGTCGGCGAACGCGGCGACCAGGTCGATGGCGTCGTCGATGAAGACCTGCACCTGGATGTTCGCGCGCCCGTCGAACAGCGGCCCGCGTGCGATGACCTGCACTTCCTCAGCCATGTCAGATCACCCGCTTGCGGTTCTTGCGCCCGTAGGCGGTTTCGGCTTCGTCCCACAGGTCGGCCAGGGCGGAGCCGCGGCCGTGGATGGCGCCGCCGCCCTCACCTTGCGGATCGGAGTAGCCGCCGGTCTCGGCCAGCACCCGGTTGGTGGCCTCAGCGATCGCCAGATCCCGGATCAGGGTCGGGACGCGGGAGATGCTGGCCGGGGCGGCGATCAGGTGCGTGGCGGCCGTGGTGCCGAGCTGCCCGCGCGCCACCGTCAAGGTGCGGAACGCGTAGATGTGCGTGCCGGTGGAGTGGGTGGCCAGGTTTGTGCCGTCCCACGCCCTTTTGACCGTCAGCACGTTGCCGGTGATGTCGGCGATGAGCATCCGCTCGGAGTCCATCTGGATGACCTCGTCCAGATGGACCTGGGTGGCGTCGGGGACGGTGATGGCGACGTCGGCCTGGCTGGCGGTGGTTCCGCCGGCCGTGTTGGTCTGCCCGGTGTCGACGGTGGACCGGCCCGATACCAGCATCCGCTCCGAATCGACGATCAGCAGGTCGCCGACACCGACCAGTGACCCGTCGGAGATGGTCGCGGTGGTCGCGGTGGTGGAGCCGATCGCGGCGGCGAGCGTCCCGGCCGGGTCGGTGGCGGTCCAGTACCCGAACGTGCCGGTGATGGCGATGTCGCGCTGCGGTGTGCTGCCGACGCCGAACGCGTAGTTCATGTCCCGGCGCAGCTCCAGGTAGGTGTACGGCGGCCCGGAGTTGGCCGGCTCGAAGTTGCACGCAGACAGGGGGATGGTCGTGCCGCCGGACGTCACCAGGGTGGGGATCGCCGCGAGCTCCCAGGCATCCAGCCACAGACGCCAGGGATAGGCGTACTGGAACGACGGGAAGTCCCACTTCCGGGTGGCGTCCTCGGGGTAGAACCGGCGGTGCATGTGGCCTTCGATGTTGCGGGCCGCGCTCTGGATGGCCCGGTCGATCTGCCAGTTGTTACGCGCGGTCTCGCGCATGTCGGTCGACCGCTTCACGTCCTCGCGGGTGCAGTAGCAGGGCGTCGTCACGGCCATGTGATTGCCCACGCTTCGTCAGCGGCGGCCAGGAGCCCGCACGGCACTGGCCGCCATTGCCCCCAGGTCCACACGCCGTGCCCGTCTACTGTGACGGCGTGCCGTTCGGCCAGGTCCACGCCGAGCACGACGCCGGCGGCGAAGAGCGTGGCGGGGCGGGCGTCGAGCGGGCGGACCCCGGCCAGCCCGTACATCGCGGCGGCCTCGATGGTTTCCCACAGGCCCGCCCCCGCGTCGGGGTCGTCGCTGGTGAGCCAGTACAGGTCGAGGACGTCCTGGTCGCTCACCGGTCGGCCGGACAGGCGCAGGGAGGCGGCGAGGGCTTCGGCGGCGCAGCAGGCCACGTCAGTGTTGGGTGACCATTTCGACGGGGTCGGGTGCCCGGAGTGGCGGGCGACGGCATGCACGTGAGCGGCATGCGCGCCCGCCGCCTGCCACTTCTTACGGGCAGCCTGCTGCGCCGCGCTCGGGCGGTGCTTGCCCGTGCCCGCGTGCTTTCCGCCACCCGCGTGCTTGCGGGTATGCCCGGCTGCGCCTTTCATGTCACCCCCTCCTGGTCCCTTGCTTTCTTGGCCGACAGCCCGAGGGCTGTGGGATTGGGTCGTATGAAGTTGTCGGCCTCGCGAGGAGCTACGTGGTCACCTCAGGGGGGTCCGCTGTAGGAGCCGGGACCTTCGGAGACGCCGTCGAAGAGGCCCGCCGGCGGCTCCGGGCGGACCCAGTCGCGGGGCCACTGCCATCCGTCGAAGGTGCACCACCAGATGCCGGGCTGGCTGGGGGGTCCTGGGGCGAGGGGCTGTCCGTCGAGAGGGCAGGCGAGGGGGGGCCCGATGACGTTGGGGTCTTGTTCCCATTCGAGTCGGGCGGTCTTTCGGATGTCGAGGAGCTGGTACCAGCTGATACGTCCTCACTCCCTTCGGGCGGGATGTAGCCGACCTCGCCGGGCAGCGCGTCGGCGTTGGACGGCCCTCCGGCGACGGTGATCCTCGGCACGTCGTGTTCCTCCCAGTCGAATCGGTGCTCGGTGCTGCCGCACTGCGGGCATGCCTCCAGGCCGACCGCGAAGGCGGTCGTGCACTGGAGACACACCTGCAGGGACATCAGGCCGTCGCCACCACTTGCGCGCCGATGTCCAGCGGCACATAGAACAGGTCGTACTTCAGGGCCCCGGTGGACGCCGCCCCGAAGGTGACCGAGATGCTGCCCGGAGGCACCACCGCTTCCACGTTCGGCAGGTCGGTGTACCCCGCCAGCGACTTCACCAGCGCCGTCGCCGCCGCCGGAGGGTTGGCCAGGGTGATGCGGCCGCCGACCTCCAGGGCGTTGATGTCGGTGGTCGCCGCGGACAGGAGAATCGCCGACCCGACCAGCGGCGTCGACGTCATCGACACCGTGGTGGCGATCGCCTGGATGACCGTGGTCACCTCGCCGACGATCGCGCGGAGCAGGATGCGGCCACCGGTGATGGTGAACAGGTTGCCGGAGGCGAGCGGCGTGTTGCCGGACGCGGTGGACGGGCGGCTGACCAGGATGCCCTTCTCGATCAGCCGCACCTGGGCGTTCGCGATGAGAGTCGTCATGGCTCAGGCCCCCAGGATTTCCAGGTTGGCGGGCTTACGGCCGACGACGAGGTCGTGGGGGATGGCCATGACCAGGCCGGCCCCGGCGGCGCTGACCTTGATGTAGGCGTTCGGGTCGGCGATCATCGAGGTGAGCACCTCGATGCCGGTGGTGTAGCCCGCGTTGGCCTGGACGACCGTGTTCGCCGCGGTCTGTGGCACCTTGGTCCAGGCGTGCGTCCCGTTGGTGTCGGCGCGCTGGTAGTAGTGGTTGATCACGGCGCCCGGGGACACGTACGCGCCGGCGAAGGTGGGGGACACGGTCACCGTGAACGTGTCCGCGCCCGTGCAGATGAACAGGACCGCGGACGCGCCCCTGAACTTGAGCGCCTGCCCGGCCGCGATGGGGATCGCGTCGAGGAAACGGCCTAGGGCCTCTGTGCCTGCCATGTGCTACCTCCGTGCGACTTGGGGTCCTTCGCGGGGCGTCACTGCCGCTGGCTCACCGGGTGGCGAGCTGGATGAATCAGCGCGATGCGAGCTGGACGACGGGCGAGAGGGTCGGCCCGCCGTTCTTCGGCGTGATCGCGGACTGCAACCACGGCTTGCCGTCGACCCTTTCAATGACCCGGTACGCTGTCTTGTCCAGCGCGAACTTGTAGTGCTCGGAGCTGGACGTCTGCATGGCCATGCGGTCGCCGACCAAGTAGTAGCTGAGGTCGACGAACGAGATGTCGCCCGTGGTGCCCAGCGGGCCCGTCTTTTCGGTGAAGTAGAGGGGCCTTCCGAGAATGGACACGGGCGGGGAGTCCATTCCGCCGTTACCGCCCGCGAAATTGCCGATCCAGACCGGGCCACCGCCCGTACCGACGGACAGGGCCATGGTCGCGAGCTGCGGGAACGTGTCGATGGACGCGATCCAGCAC